GGGAGCGGGAGGCGTTTCCTTGCCCGGCCCGCTATCCGTTACCGGCTGTTCCGGCGTTTTTGTGGTTTTATCATCTGCCATAAGCATTTACCTCCTGTTTTTTGGCATGAAAAAAGGGGCTCAACTTTTCAGTCAAGCCCCCGTGGGAAGTTCCTCCTTTCTCCGCCATGATACAAAAATACCGCCCGTAGTCTCGTTTGGGCGGTACTTTGTGTAAGATTGGCAGTCCATTATTAAGTTTTTTATTATGTTCCCTTTGTACACCGTTGCAAGCCATGTTTTATGCTCGTCGTTGAAATAGATCACATCATACTTGTAAAGAAAGCTGTTTAATCGTGCGGCACTCCAACCATATTGAAAAGCAATAGTTGAAATAGAAACTTTTTCTTCTGGTCCAAAACCAAATGGTAAATGTTTCTTATCCATTTATGTAACGCTCCTTAAATATTTCTAGCGGCCTCAAATGCAGCCACATCGTTCATGAAATCATTGATATGTAAATACTTGTCAGCCTTCCGCACAGTCTTAGGCTTAAACTCTTGGCACTTGCATCGCACATCATCACAAGTAGTGAAGCACGGGATCTCATACTGGCATTTTGTGCAGACATGCTTCTTATAAAACTCCGGCAAGCGTCCAACCGCTTGGTAACACTCATAAGTTACCTTTAAATCAATCCAATAGGGGTTATCAAAATTCATTATACTTAACCTTCTTTCAAACCTCACCAATTAAATCATCAATATTAAGACCACAATCCAGCACATTGCGGCCAGCTTTCTTATTACTTTTTTCTGCCATCTTGTCCGCCAACACCTTATCGACAATATCTGCTTCAAAATTCATAACGCATTCTACATTTACGTTATCACGAACTACCATTCTCGCATTCGCCTCAGCCACAAGTCGAGCCATAAGTTCTGCATCCGCAGATTCTTTATCCGCATCCTGCATAATTTGCTCATATTGCTCTTCAGTCAAACCGCTTCCAGCCAAGAAGTTGTCAATATACAGTTTTTCGATAATCTTGCATCCATGGTCTTTTTGGTTCAAGGTAACAAGTAACTGGTCGGTAGACTGACGAATTGTGTTGTCAACCATATCTGCCACCTGCTGGTTAGTCAACTTAACTTTTTTATATTCAAATTCCTTTCGGATTTTTCTTTCAATCTTATTATTGTCGCCCCATGGCTTCTGCTCTTCCAGTCGCCGCTCAACATCTTCATGTTCCTGAACTCTTGTTGCCACAATGACTTCCTTATTAAATATCATTGAGGACAATAAGCCATCACAAACAATTGTATTTAACTTTGCCATCATCTGCACAGCGAGTTCCACATCTGCTGGGTCGATTTTTCCAAACCTGCGAGCAAATAGGTTCATAGTTTTTGGCTCAACAACAATTCTATAAACCTTTTGAATGGTACTATACGTTTGCTCTTTTTCAAATTCCTCTCTAAGCTTTGGGTTCAGCTTGCGATAGAAATCTCTCATCCGACCGGTTTGCCAAAGATCCCGTTCAGTTGCCGGAGTTCTACCATCAGACAATGTGTAATCTTTTAGTACCTCGGCCTTCAATCGCATGTAGGTTAAATTCTGTTTGTCTGTCAAAGGAGTTATGACAGCACGGCCATCGACATAATCAATGAATGCCCTCGTCTCCTCATAATCTAACGCATCGTTTACCTTTAAACTATGCAGGGCACTATCTAGCCAAGTTTTTAGTTTTACACTTCCAACCATTTTTCGGAACGCCTCAGCAACAGCCTCGTCATCCTCTGTCTCAGCATTCCGTCCCCACCATCTGTAATCACGACCAACCATTCCACATGTCTCCCAGATGTCTTTCTTCTCCCATAGCAGCTTAATGCCGTCACATGGCTGCGACTGGCAAAGAGCGTTAAAGTGGTAGACGAGCAATTTCTGAATAAGGTCAATAAACTTTCTATTACCGCCCACTGGCTTTGCCGGAAGTATCTCATCATCTGGTCGTATGCTTTTTATAATGATTTGCCGACCAGCCTTCTTTAGAACCACGAATCTGTCCAGCTCTTCCAAGAATGCAGGACGACTATCTCCAGTGATTGGTTTTCCATGACTATCAAGTACGTCCAAATATCTTGCAAGCTCAGAAAAGTTCTTAAAAACTTGACCATCTGATAGTTTTGTTATCATATCTGGTGTAACATCGTAAGTTTTTGCCATACGGTAATACCTCCTAAAGTTTTTGAATATCAAATCGTATATATAGAATGTGTAATATCAGTTTTGATATTCAAAATTCATAATTTGTTAATATTTAGTTGTACTTTGAATTCTGTAAGGTTTTATCACCCACAACTCCTATCACAAAATATCTTTTAATGGTTTACTCGACTTGAAGCTATGGAGCGTAAGCGACATAGATTCAATTTGAGTAAACCTACGAGCGTCCGCAGACGCGAGATCCCTCTCCACGCCCTGTCTGGAAGACTGCTATAAATATCCACCACAACAATCCTCCGGCTAACTCCTTTATAGTATCCTGTATTATATAGCTATCTACACTCATTATACCATGAGATTGCCAAAAATTCAATAGCTACATAATACAGGATGCATATTTCTAACGCCTATTATAATAAGGTATGTTTCTGAGAGTGTTACTCTCTATGAAGAACATTTAAATGCTCTGTGTGTTCAGTATAAGCTGCCAGAGGCTACAATTATGCTTTTTGTAGGTCTTTGGAGTTTCTGAGAATACTGCTCAAATGCCAGATCAGTCCATTTATGACGATAGGGGAGTATAGATGGGTACAAATAGGTACTTTATGCTCCGAAGAATGGTCATTTTCGGTACATTTTGGGTACACATCGGGAAAACCCGCATGAATCCTAGCTTTTTCGGCTTTTATTGAGTTAAAAAGGAACAAAAACAAGGGTAAAAAGGTACAAATAAAAAGAAAAACTAGCCAAAATATAACGCAAATTCGTTAAATTCTAGCTAGTTACCGAATGAGCTACCGATTAAAAAATAGCGATTTTAAGCCATTTTTAGGTATTTTGAGTGGAAAATGAGTGATTTGTGAGTATGTGTGTAGGAGAGGGTATAGAGATATATTTTTTGGATATTTTGGTCAGGGGAAAGTATACCCAGGTAGGAACAGGAAAATGGATAAATTGAGTTGATAGGTGAGAGGTTGTGATTGTTGGAAGAGGTTGGTATTTTTGTGGAAATTGTTGTGCAGAATGTATATGGAATAAGAGAAATTGAAATCCATAATTGGTGATTATGAACAAGAAAGATGTACTGGGGTCTCGGCCTGCTGCCTGGAACGTCTCAAAAATGAAAAGTATCCCCCATTGGGAAAAGCCGCCTTTGTGCAAAAAGCGGTATTTGCTTTAATTGAATAAAGTGCCTGTTTTGTCACTTTCCAGGCCGGGAATATTCCTATTTTTCCAGTATGTTTATAGTGCTGATTTTTGCCGAGAATTGAATTTGCAAATTAGTTGCATTTTCAAATGTTCGATTGTTCAAATTTGAAATACTTTACCACTTTATCATACTAAATTATTCGTTTCGCCTGATCGGGCACTTTGCTTTAATACTTTATCACTTTACCACGTTAAAGCATACCATTTTCCCTTATAAGGTAATTATAATATAAAGCAAAAATCCATTTGTTGCATGTGCAACATTTACGGTTTAACCGCTTGACTTTTACGGTTTAACCGACTATAATAAAACCACGCTCAAGGGCAAAAGCCCAACGGCCTAGCATGATAGACGGTTCTGGAATACCATTCATTCCAGCTTGCAAAAGTTGTTGGTACAACGTCCAAAAGCCAAAACAAAATGGGGCTTGACAAAACGGTTAAACCGTGATACAATACAGTCAAGCTCAAGGGCAAAAGCCCAAAAGCAAAAAACCAAAACCCAATAGCACATTGACAAGTCAAGACTTCTGATTTTAGCCTGTTTGGTTTAACTCTTGTTTAATTACAAGAAAAATCATGCAACAAAAGTCAAGATTAGAAGTCTACCATATCGGCAAAACTTTCGGGTTTTGTTGGTACGGTGCGACAAGTCACAATTTGCACCTTGAAAAACACGCTAAAGTAGAACGTTGTGAAACGCCGAAATTCCGTCAAATTGGCAAACAAGATGTTTTAGACGCAAGTCTTTCACTGGTCCCTAGGTAAACTATACCTAAGAGGATCAAAAAACATTCGCTCACTCTAGCGAGTAAAGCGGGGACTAGAGCAACACTTATCTAGCTACTGTACGGCGTGGATAAGAGCCTAGAAAAGCCGTAGGTTTATTCCGGCAAAGTTTTACAGGGAGATTGTACGATTTCAAAGTACAGGGATCTTCACCAAAATCCAAACGGTTATTGCGCAAGATCGGGGAACACTATGCAAGGCATAGTATTGCGCATAAGGATGGTCAACAGTATGCACCTTGTATTAAAAGCGTACTGTACCACAACGACAGACAGTAGTTTGTCGCAAGTACGATCATACACACATTATAGCATAACAAAGGAGATAATACTATGTCTAACCTGTCTAACGTCTGTCTGTCTATCCGTAGCTCTTGCCGTGCAAGTTCTGAGAAAAAAGGCTATGCAAGCAATGGCAAGATGCTCATTTCCTACTCCGTCAAGAACGGTTTGAACACGCTCAAAGCATATCCTAAAAAAGTGCCTGAGTACCTTCTCATGGACGAAAAAGAGTACAACGCATACGGCAAGGCTGTCCAGTACGTCTACAACACGGCTTGCAATCTTAACAAGAGCAAGAGCAAGGGAGAAAGTGCGGCCATTATTAAGGTCTACACCGATAACTTCTATGAGTGCTTGAATGAGCTTGCAATCATCGTCTTTGGCGATACGTTCAAGATGGCGGAAGCGTCCGATCTGGGTGGAAAGATTTTGTCTATGGCAGAAGCATACATTCCCAACATGGACGGCGATTATAACCCTAGTAACCTTCCTATCAACAAGTTCGTCAAGGCTCTTGAGCCTATGCTTGAAGCGGTAGCAGCTCAGACCGTCTACCTTGAGGACTATCAGCGGGATTATAACCTTGCTGAAAAGCGTTGCAAGGCACGTTTGGCAAAGGCAAATTCTCAGTTCTCCAACGCTCAGAATGCCCTTGATGATGCTCAGAAAGAGCTTGATAAGTGCAAGGCTCAGTGTGAGAAAGACGCAAGCGATAACACTATTAAGGATACCACCAAAGAGAAGCATAATAAGGCTATGCTGTCCGCTCAGACCATCTACGACGAAAAGAAAGCCATTGTTGATACCATCAAGAACACTATCAGCTCTTGGAATATCAAACTTGAGGAAGCACGCAAGACTTTTGAGGAAGCAGACAAGGCTTTTAAGGCAAGTTCTAATAAAGTTGCCGCTTGAGTTAGTTACCGCTGACAGACCGGGTAAAAGTCTGTCCCTGTCGGGCGGTAGAAGTCCGTCCCCTGACGATGGCATGAGCCGAAACAGGATTCTAAGAAAGAGGTGAAATATCTTGAAATCCTATCAAAATACAATGGGAGAAGTGCGTCAGAACACTTCTGGACACTCTATCATTTACAATGGCACAGAAGTTAAAGAGTTTGATCTTTACGGCACATTTGACGGCGTTGTGTTCGTCAGTCGTCCATTTATCGCAATGAAAACAGGCTTTATGCCTATGTACGTCAAAACGTCTATGGGATGGGTTTCTGTTCATCCTTGCAAGATTGTTGGCTTCCTCAAAGAAGCATACAAGGCAAGAAGTGTTTCCCTTTATGACTGGAATACCTATCAGCAGAGCAAGAAAGAAAAGCGTCTTGCAATGGAAAAGGTCAAACAGCAGCAGAGTGAAAAGGCTTTTTTCAGAGCGTCACAAGCTAATGCAGAGGGCTCTTTGCGCTATCATAAGAGCAAGAAACGTCTTGATGATCGCTACAATGAAGTGGGTAAACCAGTTCAGAAAAAGCGTTCTCAGCGTGTTGTATTTGGCTCTAGTGAATACATCACAGTTTCCGGCTGGATCTACGGCAAAGAAGTCTTGATGAATAATCATAGCTTCCGCATGGATGAAAGAATGTCGTATTACATGGACGGCACTGGATGCTGTGCCCGTGATTTCGATAACAGAGATATGCGTCCTTTGAATGACGTGTTCCCTGTGAAATCTGGCAAGAAAGCAAGGTGATAACTTTGAGTTTGACAGCAATTCGTCAGAATGATATAATTGTACCATCAAGAAAAGGCGGTGCAATTATGGCAAATCGTGATTATAAAAAAGAATATCAGCAGAGCAAAGACAAGGCAAAACTAATTGGCTTGAAGGTTGATGCTGATTTCTTTGATGCTTTTACCGCTAAGGCAGAGTTGAACGGAACAAATAAAAATGCAATTCTGAAAGCCTGTGCTGAAGCATACACCTATGGAAATCTCATCATTGATGAGAACGGTAAACCTAAGATTTTGAAATGATTTTATTGTAGAAATCTTTGTCATCTTTTTTGATTTTTTCTAAAATTAAATCAAAGTAATCTCCATATTCTAAAACAAAAGCAGCAAGCTCTCGTATGTCATCTGGCACAGTTCCTTTTGTCCCATCAAAATGAAAGCCTGTTGTTATGTAGTGATATGCGTCAGACAGATCATAAGAATTAGCATTTAGAAAAACCTGTGAATACTTTTTAGTACGACCTAATGCCCAATAACCACAGAGGCAATCTAAACAGATTTTGAAGTCATTATCCATATTGTTGTTTTGAGAAACATTGGAAATATTCAATTTTGCTTCTTCAACCTTTGCAAAAACATTCGTCATAAATTGAATTTTTTCTGATTCAAGATAGTGAATGGCTATACATTTGCTTCCCATAACAAGGACTTCCTTTCAAATTATGATGTCTCTATTCTAGCAGAACCGAATACTCACGTCAACAAACACCTTATGACCTAAAACTCATAGGGTGTTATTTTTATGCCCTAAAATGAATATTTATGCAAATAATATGCAGAATATACAAGACTGAAATCACATAAAAAAAAGGAGATTTATTATGGCAATTTTGGCTATTGAATCGGCTCTTGATGTTGCCATAACGTTTGGTGATACAGAGCTTGTGAAAATCTATCAGGAAGCCCTAGCAGAAGCCGGTGTTGAATACGTCAGCACCGCAAAATGCTGGATTGAATAAGGAAGGATGTTAACAATGAAAAGTCTTTTGATGTTCTTTGGTTACACCGCATATCAGGCAGATTGTATTGCGCCTATGATGTGGTTTTTCGTTCTGGGTGCCATCGCTATTGGCGTGGCAGAATGGAAAGGGTGGTTGAACTAATGTTCCGTGGTGTAAAGAGCTTACGATTCATTGGAACGGATGACTTTCACCGTGAGGTATTTATCGATAAGTTCGGCACAGTATGGAAATATACAGAACCCGGTGAAATGCCGCAAGAACGGCATGACAAACTTTACACTTCATCCAGCAACAGCATGGATGGAGAACCAGAAGAACTGATGGCAGATGATCTTGATTACAAGATTCAAAAGGAGAACTATAATGAACAGAGATGACATTGATATTCTTGAAGTAGGCAATGCTTATACGGCATTGTTTTACAAGAAGAATCACTATCAGCCCTACATTGTGGCGTGGCATTTTGACCCGGATTCCTACACATGGGATCAGGGGCATTATTTTTGTGACCTGAAGTCCGTAAAGAAATTCTTTGCAGAGCAAGAGAAAGAAAACGCGAACTGTCGATATTGTGAGAATATCGACTGTCCGCACCGTGACGCACTCAGACGTTTGCCCCGTGAAAAGGGTGGTTTGGGTCTTTGCAAGAACTTTGAGTAAAGGAGAATGAAAAGCATGAAAAAGTATGTCATGTATGAATCGCTTGGAACGTGGTATATCACCACGGCAGAGAACCATAACCGCTATATTGAGGATGCACGGCAGATTCACAATCTTGGCCGTGATTTCGAGGAAGCAAAGGCCATTGTCAATTACAACTGGCATGGCTTTGATGATGTTGAAATCATCAAGAAATAAAAGATATGTTTTAAGGAGAGCTTAACATGACCGCAAAACAGTATTGTCAGAGCCATCCGGTAACCGCTTATGATAGCAGCTACGGCAGATGTGGCGGTTTCCAGATCCATGGTGACGTTCAGTATGGCATTAATGATTACCTTTATGGTATGTCTGGTGCGCTGTGTGAAGATGAGAAATATCATAGTTATCATCATCTGAAAATCATCTATGCACCGTCTGGCAGAGCATACGTTAAATGTTTCGGTAAACGAATCTATCTTGATGAGTGCATGAGAGTGTAAAGGAGAAACGACAATGAAAAAAGGTCAATGGTTTATGAACGATGAAACCGGTGTTATCACCAACATTCATCGTGAAGCTGTCGAATGGTATCGGCAGGGCGCAAATGTCTCAATCTGGATCAACGGCGTTATTGTTTGCCGTTGGGGTCACTGATAAGAAAAGGAGAGTACAAAAAATGAAACTTACTCAGAATAAGCTGTCCGTTATCCTGGCTACTGTTGTGGCTGGTGTTTCCATTTTGGCAAATTGTATGACTGCTAATGCAGCAGGACCTATGAAAACCGGTCTGAACGATCGTTATGTTCTGGCTGGCTGTGTGGATGAAATTGAGGTGTTTCGCAACGGGATCAAGACAATCCATGTGGTTGACGAGAACGGCGAGGAATGGCTGTATTCTTACGCAAGCATGGAAGAAACCCCGGCAGATGGTCAGAAAGTGACCATGGTTATGAACAGTAACGACACAGAAACCATCTATGACGATACCATTGAGGATGTTCTGTGGGCACGGCCTGATGAAGTGAATGATGATTGATGTTCACAAAATGCTTACAAATAAACAACGTATCAACGTACTAAAATGTGACGTTAATAAAATCTACATTTTAGTGCTTGACAAAAGCAATAGTATCCTGTATTATGTAGCTAGAAAGGGCAGTCCGTCATAGGACTTTTATTTTTACCATATAGCTATATAACACAGGATACATAAGAAAAGGAGAGTCAACTGCTATGGCTATGTACAAAACTAAGAAGGATGCAGCTTACGCATGGGTTCGGGAATTTAATGCGATTCCTCAGAGCGTTATTGAAAAGCTCGCCAAGGTTGATTTGGAAGAGAATGGTGAAGGCATTACTGAAATCACGCCGCCGTCTTGTTGTGATCGTGTCTATATCTTTAGCGGTGACCACTATGGCGAAGATGGTGAGATTCAGAGCTATAACGAAGATGACAACACTTACAAAATTTATCTCGATGGCACTGGCGAGGAAGTTGATGTCAAAGAAGATGATTTTGAAGTCGAGCGTGACGGCTTCCTTCCGATGTGGGGAACGATGTGGCAGTTTAATGACCCGTGTGATAACTGGTGGCTCGAAAATCATCTTCAGGAAATGGCAGATTGCGGATTCCGCATCTACGAGCAAGAAGATTACGGTTACATCTTTGGCATTGATGGTTGTGGCTACGACTTTTTTGAAGCTCATTGGATTCCGCTTTATGAAAAGCGTGGATTCCATTGGGACGATGAGACTGTAAAGGAGATTGAAGAAAATGCGTAAGTACACTCAGAAAGAACTGAAGAATATGGTTGCCCTTGGAATGGCAGAGGACGTTACTCGTGCAAACAACGAAGATTATGAAAGAATCATCAAAAAAGAAGGGTTTCTTTCTCAAGTTGGATATTCTTCCGGTGTTTATGGTTGTAACGGAATGTTGTTAAGAGGTCATGAAACCGGTGTTTATTATGCTGTGACTTCAAGAACGTTAGCCATTTTTATTTTTGGTTAAGAGGTGAATATTTTGATTATTGATAGCATTCTTGATCGCCGGGATGGCAGACACTACAGCGCACATGACTTTTATCTTGAAGTTAGAAAGTATGAACGCCTGGGTGTTGGAACTCACGGTGAAGATATTTCGTTAGCGATGGATTACGGTGATAACCGTGATGTGCAGCGTGTCCTGTGTCAATACATTGACCGTAATGAATACAATCCATCTATTAAGGATTATATAAGAAGTCAGGAGTGGGTGTCATAATGCCTTATAAATCTGAAAAAATAAAACTTTCAGAACAACAAGATAGAAGAGTAAAGATTACATCTGTAATGAAAGAAGAAATCCGAAAAAAATATTCTACTGGATTATTTAGCTTAATGGATTTGGCGAAAGAATATAACGTGAGTAAGAAATCTATTTTGCTTATAGTTAATCCAGAATCCAAAAAGAAAAACGATGATCACATCAAGAGTCACTGGAAAGATTATAAACCGTCATCAGAAGAACGAAACAAAATTATGAAAGAGCATAGGCATTATAAGCAGGAGTTATATTTGAAAGGAAAATTAAAATAATACGTTATTATGCTAGGTGATTAGCGGTACTAGGGTAGACATAACCGCTACCAATGCGAAAGCACAAAAATATAAAAAGGAGTGTTAGGTATGAAATATTTGAGTGCAAAAAAGTTTTCAAGGGACGCACATCCGTCAATTCATTATACGGGTAGCGTTCGTGGAATGAAGAAAGCTGGACTTTGGGGGAAACATGACAAATGTGTTCGTTGTGGTGATTATATTTATAATTTATCTATCTGGATTGGTGGATACGATTTTTGGCATTAAAAGGAGCGATTGATATGGAAACAATGTACGAGCGCATTAAGCGAATGGATAAGCATGAGCTTGCTGAATTTATCTATGCTGTTTATCAAGCTGGTGTTAAAGATGGTGAACAGAATCTTTGTGATTCTCCTATGGGATTTTTTGGTTGCTGTTACTTCCTTAATGATAATGCAAAAGTATGGATGCCGAATGATAAGCCCAAAGATCTTTGTGATGCTTGGAATATCTAATATTAAAAGGAGTGTTAGGTATGAAGGTTGTTGAGTTGATGTGTTTGTTTGATAACTGGAATAAATTTCTTATCATCAGTGATGATGATTTGAATCATATCCTTGATGGTAAAAAGGTTTTCGAGGTCTACGATAAAATGGAAAAGTACAAGGATATTCTTAACAAAGAGGTTGTTTCCTTTGGTTTTTATGATGATGATTTTTGTATCAGAGTGAAATAAAATCATGCTTTTACAATGACTAGGGAGGTTACAGAATGAAAACATTAAGGGACGACCCCATTGAAGAAGGAATAGATGCTTTCTTTGAAGAAAAACAAAGACTCGAAGAAGAAAAGCAAGAACTCGAAAATGAAATTCGAGATTATGAGCAGAAATATTTAGACCAATATTATGATAGTTTATACGAACAAGAACTTTCTGAACGCTTGGAATACTTGGAGTTTTATCGTGAGTTTTTGTCAGAACTTGAACGATAAAGATTGAGGTGACAAAATCGTTTCTGAAGAGGTTAACCCGTTTAAGTAATAGAAAGGAGAAACAACAATGAAGTATACTGTGAACCTTGAAACAAAAGAAGCTTACGAAGTTGAAATCGAAGCATCGGATGCAAATGTGGCCGAAAGAATTGCGATGGATATGTGGGAAGATGGGGCATTAAAGCGAACAGATGGACTTATTGATTTTATTTCTAGCAAGTGATAAAAGGAGTAACAAAAAAATGAACACTCGTAGAGATTTTATTGAAGCATTTTGCTGGGAATTTGGATGCACCAAAAAGAAGGCAAACGAAGTATTTTCGTTGCGAGTCCATGACGATCCTGAATACATTCATGAGGTGATTGCATTCTACAAATGTCAGAACAAGAAAGCATTTTATGAAGATTGAGGTGATAAGAATGGATACTAACATAAACCATCTTAACAGTAGAAAAGAATACATGGAGCTTGTTTACCACAATTCTAGTCCGTTTGATTTTTGGGAAGAAGTGCGAAAATTTCACAAGGAACGTGAGCAGGAGGAAAAAGAACATGACCAACACTGAAAAGAGCATCGTTCTCGCAGCTCTTTCTTCCTATCGACGCAAGCTGATGGATCAGAGTGTTTCGTTCCTCAGAGCAGGGAATCACGAGGATGCAAAACAGTCAACGATGGAAGCAGCCAACGTGAATGCGTTAGTGATTAAGTTTACAAGAGAAAAGGAGTTTGCAATATGAATAACGAAAATAAAATTGTTGTGACTAGCTGGAATGGGAAGTCTTGGGAGATGACACCTGAACAGATTGAGGCGGCATACCGCTACAAAGAGCATCAGTATCGTATTGAAGATGCAGAGAATCAGCTTGATGGCAATGCTGATTGGATTGAGGAAGAATACGGTTATTCTCACGATGAGATTATGGACTTTGCTGACGAGTTAGCAGAACGATTCGAGGACAAATTTGATTGCAATGTATCAGAAAATGATACTTGGGTAGCACGTATCACAGAGATGTTTGACGCCGCAGGTAGAAAGGAGAGCAACGATGACTGATCCTTGCCGTTATTGTGTAGCACCTGAGCGTTATCCTGGTTGCCACGACCATTGCGAAAAGTTAAAAGCCCATCGTGAAAGTGATGAGTATAAAAAGCTGTGCGAATATAAGAATACATACCTAAAAAGCCATTCGACAGCAAGTTCTTCCCAGATTAACAAAGCGATGCGGTACTTCAAATGTAAAGGTTATAGCCTTTATGGATTTAAGAATGTTGGGAGTGTGTAAAATGAACGGCTATTACGTTACTATTGAAACAAGCGTTACTTACACAACGTTTGTTGAAGCAGACAACAAAGATGATGCTTATGAAATTGCGAAAGATAGATTTGTTGCCGGTGAGATTGAACCAGATAATCCGAATCCGATGGACATTGACTGTGTTACGGTAAAAGACGCAGAGGGGTGATAAAATGTGGGATTTAGTTGAAAATGAATATTCTAAAAAATATGGAATTGGGTGCGCAACCTTTTTTCGTGACAAACAATTAAAAACAGCAATGGTTATGTATAAATATAATGGCCGTAGCGTTATGTTTTGCTATTCCGAGTACGATAATAAGATTCTATCTGACGGTGATAAAAACGAAATTGAGATGACAATCAAAAAGAAACTCAACTTTTGGGAGGATTAACTATGTGGGATTTAATTAAAGATGAATACACTGAAGAATATAAAATCGGAAGAGCAAAGTTCAAGAATAAACAAACAGGTCATTACTTCACAATCATGTATATGGTATTTAGTTTTTATATTTCTTTTTATTATCCAGAGTATTCTTTCTTTTTTGTTCTTCCTACCGCAAAAGATAAAGAAGAAATGAAAGAAATTATTATTTTAAGACATTCTAAAACTTTGGAGGATTAACTATGTGGGATTTAATGGGTAACAATTATTCAGAAGTATACGGTATTGGATATGCTTTACTGAATGGAATTTCAGCTGGGTTTTATGTGAGTGTCATGTACAAGGATCTTGGAGATGAAATTTACTTCTATTATCTTGATAATGCTCCTTACGGAGAACTTGATGATAATACCAAAAATAAAATTGAGGATATTATCCGTGATGACCTTAACAAGCGTCATATTTTTGGGGAGGACTGATTATGTGGGATTTAATAATAAATAATTACCATGAAGAAGATGGAACAGGTTACGCCTTGATGTTTAACACAAGTGATAGGTGTTATCTTGATGTTATGTACAGGTGTAGGCCGTTATACAATTCGATTCGTGCTTTTTATTCTCTTAATATTTCGGAGAATGAAAAAGAGAACATCGAAGAAGCACTTGTAAAAGAACTGAGAAACAATGGAGTTTTAAGGAGTGAAGATTATGTGGGATCTGAGGGAAGTTCACGCTTGTTTTGATGGTGAAGGTTGGGTTTGGAATGAATCTTTTCATCACAAGAATGTGTTTGTAGGTGAGAATGAAGATCCGAAAGAAATCTTTTGGCAGGAATGTCAGATGTTCTTCCTTCAGGATTATCTAAGCAAGTGTGAGATTGTAGATGACGGCGACATTCTGGAACTTCAGCTGAAAGATTCCGGTGAACCGGTTCTCGCTATGATGATTACAGAGTAAAGGAGAATGAATTATGACACGGTTTTATCTTAACGCAGGTGCTCTTGGCCGTTGGATGCACCAGAATAAAGCACAATACACTGGTGCTTACGTTGAGGGTGTTTTGGTTGATAGTTTTGTCGTTGAAACAAAGCGTGGTGTTGCAGCTATCTATGAACACTACCTGAATGAGTGGACAAGCAACTATTATGTTGAGTTCGCACCGTACAAAAACGAGACAGAGGTAAACGAACTCTGGAAAGAATGGAATGAATTTGAAGAAAAGGCAAGTGCATAAGAGGTGAGTAAAATGTATGTGCTTCTCGCTTACGAAAAGGATGGAGGCTATTATGATGAACTCTTCAGAAATAAAGATCTGAAATATGTTGAAGCAACAGGTATGGGTTTGATGTCTGTTCTGAAAAGCAACAAATTACGAGCTTGCAACGGAGAATCTTACGATTGGCTTGAAATTTGGAATAATGAAGTTGATGATCTTGAACCGTTGTTGATTATTACTGCAAACGGGTGCTTATAAAAGGGAGATTTTAGATATGGAAAAACTGTATTGCTACGATAATGAAATCATAAAGTGGACTTACGGCGACAATCTATACTGTTTGCATATCCAACACGATGATGAGGCAGATAATAATCCTCGCTGGTGGGATGATCATGATTCTATAATGGCTTGTTTTCATTCTCGGTATCGTCTTGGTGATAAGATTGATGCGAGTACGGCAGAGGAGTTTTGGAACGATCTGGTTTACGAGATGTGCGAGCCAGAAGAAATTATCAATGCACTTATTAACAAGAAAACCATTGATGTAATTGCAGAAAAGAGTGTTCATGATGATACATATTATCTTTCTGTTCTTACTGATAATGGAGAGTATACTCATTTTTGTCAGGGTTTGAAGGAGAATGAAATCCCAGTATATGCTGAGGGAGAATTATCCATTAAGGATTGTCAAATTCTTCTTGATATGTATATCGCATGGCTTCCACTCTGGTTACATGACCACTCTGGCCTGTCTATGGATTGTAATACACAATTCAGAGGTTCGTGGGACGATAGCAATGTTGGTTGGATTATTACAAAAGTTCCTAGCGGTTCTGATGTTTACAAAACAGAAGCGGAACGAATCATGCGTGACGAGGTTAAGACCTATAGCGATTATCTTTCCGGTGAGAACTACGGCTATACGCTTTATCGAGAAGAACACGGAGAATGGAATGAGATTGACAGATCATTCGGATTTATCGGTTTCGACGTGCTTGAAAATGGTATTGTATACAGCGCCGGTTGTGGTCTTGAAAAGGCATTAAAGGAAGATCGGTGCCGTATCGGTGATGCAAAGAAGGTCGTTACCGTCACTTATAACTTTGATAACATTTAAGGAGGCATGGATCATGAAGAAACTCACAGAAGAAGAGTTTGCCAAAAAGGTTATGGAGAACGGCACTGAAATTGATTACAGCGAATGGGCTTCTAAGAATCGTGGTTGCGAGGTCTGGGAAATCTATGCACACATCAATGAGAATGGTGAAGTAGTCCATGGAAATGGAATCGGAATCGAAAGTATCTGGACGTACCTAGAACTTGAAAATGAAGAACAGAGCAAGGCGTTTATGAACGGCGAGCTGGATGATATGGAAAAGAAAGTTATTATTGATGATCTTTACCCTGAATATCTTAAAATTTTGGAAAACTTATAATAATTTTATTTTTAGGAGAGGAAATATTATGGATAACAATATGATGGAAAGAATCAAGTATCTGAAGCGTGAGCTTTTTATGGATGGGCTTGATACTATTGAAAACTTTATTGGCTACAAACTGAACGAAGACGAGGATGATGATGTTATTGAACGCCGAGTGGATATTGCAATCGATTCGATGTCGGAAGATGAGTTGAATATTTGGTTTGTAAAATATAATATTATTTGAATCTTCGGACGAAAATATCTTTTATGAGGTGCGAATGTATGAAAATGAATATTGACATTGATATTGAACGTGTTGGAAGTGGTTTGTTTAACGTCTATATCAGTGATAATGGAAACTCTGGTGCTGAATACAAAAATGTAGATTGCGATCAGATTGGTGAGTATGTAGCAGATTTGATTGATTGTTTGGAAGAAAGTTATGAGGTTTAAAGTATGAGTTACAACGGTGGACCTTGTTGGTCATGCATTGAGAAATCTTGTAAGAACTGTCCATGTGCTGTCGCAGAGTCTTTTGATAGTACATATCTTACTGCACAATGGATGTTAAAACTAAGAGAAAATAAAGATGATTGCGACAAATTTGTTGAACGTCTTTGGAAGGAGAACACTGATTTTGCATGGGCTGAAAACGAACGTGGAGAATTAGTTCTTGATCAGAAGTGGAGAGGCTTTCCAGTTGGCAATTTCACACAGGATGAATGGTTTCATTGGGTAGATGAGTTCCATAGTAAAGGCGTTGGCTGGGTTTACGAGAATGTGAGTGTGTAAAATTTAAGAGGAAAAATATCATGAAAACTTACACAAAAGACGAACTTTATAATCTCCTGAAGAACGGCGCTATTCTTGATGAATTGCTTGATATGAGTGATGGGCAAGAGTGTACGATATTTAAAGCGGATTGCTTTCCTGAAGAGGACTGTTATAACAGCGTTATTTATATTCCTGATCTCGATATGAATGGTGTTGCCTATGACCATAAAATGACTTTGCAAGAACTTGCAGACGCATATACGAACTTTTACACTGCACAGGATATTATTGATATCTGTGAAGGTGATGAAAAGAAGGCAAAACGAGTGTTTTACAATTGTGATTGGCAGCATCCATCCACCGAACTTACAGAGATGGAAGCATTTGACGAAGATGATTGCGATGCTCGATATTATTATGCTGAAACTCGTTGGTGCATCGATGACGTTATCGATGCAGCGAAAAGAAAAGGTATTGTATTGAGCCAGCAGCAGGCTGAATTGTGGTGGGAAAAGAATGAAAATTGGTTCAAGGATACTCTTACTGAATATGGTAATGAGATTCTTTTTAATGCAAAATTTTAGTGAGGTGTAAATATGTGGTGTGTTATCGAATGTGGTTCTGAAGGCGAAATTTTTGAGCCTGAGTTTTTTCAAAACGAAAAAGAAGCTATGAAATATATCGTGGAAGATTCGAAAGAATGCTATGCAATGTATTCTGACCTTCCTAATGTTCTGGCTTATTATGATAGTGACGAACTCGAAGCACAGGTTTGGACGGATGAATTTAGTTTCAGATGGAAAGCATTTGATATTTCTAACAAATTGATGTAAAAGGAGAGTTTTATTATGAAATATGACACTCAAGCGATGGCCGAGGTCCTTTGTAAAACAGCAGGCGTTGAATATAGCTCTGATTTGGAAAATTTGCTGTACCATTTAGATGTTCAAGCACAAAATCCTTACAATGCAGATTTTCGGCATACAGGTTTGGCTATCATTGCAAAAGTGTGTGAGGAGTTGAAAAAACGATAATGTATTACCATCTTGAATACTCTGTCAGACACTTTATGTACGGCGATACATATAGAGGGCATGAAGTCTATCCCACAAAAGAGCTGCGTGATGCAGAACTTGACTGGATGAAAACGTGTTACAGCAAGCCGACAGAGCTTGTCTATGCAACGTATGAAACCGAAACACTTAATGAAGATAAGATAATAATATAATGAGGAATTAAGGGAGTGAGAGTTATGATTATCCAAAATTGCGGATGGGATCATTCAGTGGATGAAGTTAAGGAAGCTCTTGATACACTTTCATATTGGTTAAGAGAAGGTGTGAGAGTTGGGATTTTTAATAAAGAAACCAACAAATATGAGTTACTAAAACCTTTTGATTCAGAAAAAACTTTTATTTTGGAGGACATTAACTTATGACGGCACGTGAGATTGCAGAAAATTTCGTCAGTACAATGAACCCGTCAGGTTGGGACGGTGTTGGGAAGAAACCTGATGATTTTAATGATAAGCAGCAGGTTACATATCATGTGGGTAAATATCCCGATATCGATGTTGATATCCATTACGAATATGACGACAACAAATGGTGGCACGTTTGCGAAGCATACGACAAAGAACTTAATGAAAGACTTTGTGGTGGTGCATGGGGCGATACCGTGAACAATATTGATGATATGATTAGAACTATTAAATGTCTTTTCGATATGTTAGGCATTAAACTTTAATAAAATCGAGGTTTTAAAAATGTGGACTTTTAATAGGATTTATCTTCGGGAAAGTTGTATTTTGCTTATTGAGGAGGACGGAGAAAAGAGTGCAATCACAACAAGTGCATATGACTTAATAAGAGTGTACAATAACGGCGAGAGTGAATGTCCTTGTGATAACGCAAAGGTTATTTATTGCTCGATTTTTAATGTAAAAATGAAATGTAAAACGTTTAAAGAACTTATGGATATGCTTGAGAAAATTGTAGCTGATTGTTGTTGAGGTTTTAGATATGAAAAATAAAGCAGTGGTTGTTGTTTATGACGATACGATGTGTAATGGTCCTTACCGTGTAGAGTACAAAACAATTGAAGATGCGGTAGAGGCTGTTAATAATGATTTTGAAAGTCTGATGAAAGAACTGCGAGATGAAGGCTATGAACCTGAATGGATTCGTGATGGTTACCATATGCTTGAGGTTTATGTTCCGAATACGTCTATTAACGCATGGTGGGATTTTAAGTAAGGAGAATTAAAATGAAAATCAAACTTGAAATCGAAAATGACTATGGGCTCTTTAAAGCAAACAACAATGAAGAACCTGATCGGTTGAAGATTTATGACAGTGATGGCGAGTATATGGAATATATCGATGTAAGTGATGTCATTACAGAAGAAATGGATGATCTTTATTTGGCAGCAACAAATAAAGACGCTCATTATGTTGCCTTCCGGCTCGCAAGACTGCTTTACAACCAAGGGGCTGAGATTGTAGGCGTTATTGATAATGCAAATTTTGACCACCTCTATGAATTGTATGGGGAAGAATTTGTGAATCGTATCGGAAACTGTGCTTTTGTATTCAAGGAGGTTTAAAAATGGATACTAATGAAATCAAGATGTTTGAGCAGAAGATGATTGACAGTGCATTTATTGACGCTGTTGATTATGATCCTAAGGTGGCTGCACGAGCTGTTGGAGCACGCAAGATGAAAATGAAGGGTGTGTGCTCCTTTAATGAGTACATTAGTTATTTGCAGACCATTACAGGCAATGCAAAGTTGTTCTGGAAGTATCAGTTTTGATAAAACAGTTCTTTTAAGGAGATAGTAATATGAATGAAAAGAGATTTGCAATCGATACACCCATCGGAAGGATTGTCGCAGAGGGTTTTGCAGAGCCATATCCTGAAATTGTAATTTACCTTAAAAGAAATGATGGCGAAACAATCAATCTGTCCAGCATCAATTATGACATTAGTGACGATGGTGATATTGAAAATTATCTTTGGATGGATGTGTTCAGTGACGAGTACACAGACCATAAGAGCTGGACGTCTGAAGATTTGACCGCAGATTTTTCTTAATGAATAAAAAGGAGCAAAACAAAATGGCTACTAATAATCCTATGACCGTAATAACCTCTAAGCCCTTCGGTGCACTGAATGTGGATGTTTACCAGAATGATAAGCACCAGTATTATATGACCCGTGAACAGATTGGGCGAGCACTGGAATGTAAAGAACCTCGGAAATATATTGCAAAGATTCATGAGCGTAATGCAGACCGTCTTGACTCCTTATCAACTGTCGTCAAATTGACGACAGTTGAAGGTGGAATCACGAAAGAGCGTGAAATTATTTGTTACAGTTTGCGTGGTGTTATGGAAATCTGTCGTCTGTCTCGTCAGCCGAAGGCAGATGCGTTTATGGATTTCTGCTGGGATATTATGGAATCTCTGATGCGTGGTGATTCTGTTCTGGCTACTCCTAAAATGGATGCTGCATTGAGCAAGGAGTTTATTGATGTAAGACTTCACGCTCTGTTTGATAGTATGAAGAATCTTCAGAGTGAACTCGATTCCACCCGTAAAGATCTTAGTGAACAGATTGAGGAAGCTCGTGCTACTAGCAATGAAGCACTGAATGTGATTAGTAGCGTATCTCAGTGTGTCCATCAGATTAAGGACAAGCAGATGGATGATGCGATTCGTTCTACTAGAAACTTTACTCCTCGTAAGGATGTGGTGAGTGACTGGCGTAAGAAGATGTATGAACGTATCAATGTGATTGCGGAAATCAATGAGATGAAGGTTCAAGATGTGTTTCGTGATGTTTACGAATACATGAATAGTGTTTATACCTTCGTTATCGAGGAAGAGCGTAAAAAGTATTGCGCAAGAACTGGTCGTACTGGTTACATTCCTACGATTGATGTGGTCGAAGCAAGCACAATGTATAAGTCTATCTTTGGTGCTCTGGTTGAGGATCTGTATACCGAAGCGGTCAGCAAGAAGAAGGAAGAAGCTACTGAACGGAAAGCTTTGCCTGAAGCAAAAACTATTGAAGCAGCTCCTGAAGTGGCTGTCTGTGATGCTCCTGTGATTGAGGTGGAAGTTAATGAAGTTGAGTCTGAGCCGGTTGCGGAAGAAAAGCCCAAGAAGCAGAGCGAAACGGCGAAGATTCTTATCCCGATTCTGTTACCTTTGGCAGAAAAGCTTAATGATAAGCCGCAATACAAGCACACTTATACTCTGATTTACGAGCATATTGGTTATAAGAAGATGAATAATTTATTTATTGCTTATGAAAAAGTTCACGGTAAAGCACCGAATCCGAAGACCAAGGTGTTTATTGAAAACGAAAAGAACCTCGCGTTGTTTAAGAAAGCCGTAAAGCAGCTGATGAAGGAGCAATTTGAAAAGAATTGAGGTACATAAAAATGAAGATTTATGTTTTACACGAATGTATTGATTCTAGCGATTTTTACGCAGAAGATAATGTGATTATGGTCACAAAGGATAAAATCAAAGCAATTGATAAAATGGTATTTCTGTTTAATGAAAGCAAGAATGATTTACAGCCGGTAAGCGATGACGAGACGTGGTGCGTTGCTACTGAAGCATCCGTTGTTAGTGGAGATTCTGGAAATTATTATCGCCATCACTGGAAAATTGATGAGTTTGAGGTATAAGAAAATGATGAAATATGGAAACATAACGTGTAAACGATGTGGGGTTACGTGGTATGGGCCAAAGTGTGGAAAGCTCTATTGTGATAATTGCAGAAGGATTGTGGATAGAGAAAAAGATATTAGATGTAAAAATAAAAAGAAACACAAACCGACATTTGTTGAAATTACAAGAATGGCAGATGCAGAAGGACTGTCCTATGGCAAGTATTGTTTAAAATATGGAATCTAAAGGAGACGCAAATATGAACGCAGTACCTGAAAAGAACGAAAATAACGCAGTTGAGTTTAATCCGCCAAAGGTTGATCCTGCTCCCAAAGTGAAACATAACCAGGCGAAGAACTATAATATCAAACGCAAGGAAGCTTGTAATGGAACGGTGCAGCCTATTAAAGATGTAGAGGATATTAAACGAATTTCGGAATATTTTTGGAATCGTGGGATGTACCGTGATTGGTGTTTGTTTAATGTTGGTGTATGTACTGGTTTTCGTGCAAGCGATTTGCTTCGTTTTAAGGTTTCAGATGTTACAACGCAGAGGGTAAATGGAAAGTTGCAAGTAAATGCAAATGCAAAAATACGAATGAAGGAAAAGAAGACTGGAAAATACCGTATTGTTTTTCTTCCAGAATCTGCTTTGGAAGTGATTTCTACTTATATCAATAAAGTTAAGCTCCATTATGACGATTGGCTTTTCCCGTCATGTAAAGGCAGCTCTCGCAATTCACTGAGGAGCACAGGTGGGACATCAATTAGTAAAAAGACTGGAATTATGTATACACACGAGGCAAATCCAAAGGTAGCCGGGGAGCCGCTTGATGTGGATAGTTTTGGACGAATTATGAAAAAGGTTCAAAAGGATATGGCTCTTCCATATAATCTTGGAACACATAGTTGCCGTAAGACATTCGGCTATCAGTTTATGGTACAGCACCGTGATGATGTTATGGCTCTGGCCTGGCTTCAGCACGCTTTGAATCATAGTAGTCAGGCAATCACTCTTCATTATATTGGTCTTGATTCAGAAGTGGATGAGAGATATTACTCTGGAATCAATTATGGTGTGAATACTCATAGTGAGAATTCTTGAGGTGTATGATGGCTGATACTTATATTAAAATCTGGGATACTTACGAGAGCTACTTTGAACCACTTAGTGCTGCTGAGGTGGGGCGTTTGGTACTGGCGATGATGAAATATAAATCGTCTGGAACGGAGCCTGAACTCAACGGAAATGAGCGGTATGTGTGGCCTGCTATAAAGAGAGATTTAATTAAAGATGCTGAATACATCGAAGGTAAGCGTATTTCTGGAAAAGCTGGTGGCGAAAGCAAACGCAAGCAAAGCGAAGCAAACGAAAGCAAAAGCAAGCTAGAAAAAGAAAAAGAGAAAGAAAAAGATAAGATATCGTCTTCGTCTTGTGATGGGACGACAACGACGAAACCTATCGAGGATGTTTTCCGAGAGAATATCGGGAAGCTTGGTGCTACTGGTCAAAAAGCTTTGGCAGAATATGTTGAACGCATGGGCGATGAACTTGTACTTGCTGTGATTGGAAAATGTTCTGATCTCGGTGGTAGCACATGGGCTTATGTACGAAAAGCTTTGGATGAAGCGGAATCTCTTGGCTGTAAGACAGCTGATGATTACCGCCGGGTGTGTCCGATTGGTTGTGGTCGCAATCTTAGAGTGAGTAGGGACACTCAATATGGAACCGATTGGCTAAAAAACGCAACTTTGGACAAAAGTCTTCGTAGAATGAAAATGATAAAAGAGTGATTTTAGTGGAGGATAGTATGAGTGAAGCTGAGTATATTGAGAAAATCAGACGCTTAGAGATGACGGTTGAAGAACAAAATAAACTGATCAGAAAAGCCTATTGCGATTGGGTGACGCTAGTAGCCTTTTTAACAGCAGCTATGTTGTCATATTATATTTTCTTTGGCGTTATTGTTAGTTTAAGTTGATTGGAGGTTTAAATTATGGGACTGTTGCTTGGCTTGGGTTTGCTTGGAGCGGCATTTGGCATTGATGCAGCAAAGCAAGCACCGTTTGATAGAGCGTATCGCCGTCTGGAAAACGAATGGGGCACTTGTACATCGGAGGAGAATAAGCGGTGTAACGCTCTTGAATACGCAGTCAAGAATGGTTTGTGTTTCGAGGATGAAAAGAAGCCTGTGATTGAATGGCAGAAGCTGAGGGATCTTCAGTGGAAGTATCAGCTGGCTGGTATCTCTTGGCCGAGAGAATCTGCGATTCGAGATGTGTGCCGTCTGGCAGCTCGTGACCGTGGATTTGAATACAAAGGATATCTTCGTAATACATTGACGTTTGGCTATATCACCGATCCGAAAAATATTTGCAAGCTTGGCATCGTGGATTGAGAGGAGATTTGAAAATGAATAACACTCGTAGAAAAAACATTAAGCATACCATCGACCGTTTTTGTTCCATCCGTAAGAAGCTGGAAGAACTTATGTCTGAGGTCGAAAGTGTAAAAACCGATGTTGAGGATATCCAATGGGAAGAAGAAGAGTATCGTGACAATATGCCGGAAAACCTGCAGGGAAGTGAACGGTACGATAAGGCAGATAGTGCTTGCACAAACCTGTCCGATGCCGTGGATTCTCTTGACGATATGATTAGTGCGATTGGTGCGTTGGATTTTGACTTTGATGATGTAACTACTTCTCTGGAGGAAGCAATGGAATGACTTTTATTTCAAATCCGTTGAAAAGAAGTGCTTGGGCTGTATTTTTGTACAGAGGTAAGCGAGTTGCTTCGTATATTTTACGAGAAAGCAAATTAGGAGATAGGGAGCTAATGGTAGAACGGCTGGCACGAATGTACATGACGGAGCCAGAAAACATTGTTGTAGATATTGAGTTTAGAAATTGAGGTGATAAAGAATGACTGCATTTATGATGTTTGTTTTGAATGTAGTACTGATAATAACAGTGAATAATAATCCGTTTGTGTTTTGATGAAAAAGGAGATTGGTCTTATGAAAAAGTATGAAGTAGTTTGGACGGAACTTGAAGATGGGAGTCTTAGATGTAATGCGAACAACGATGGCTTTAGCGGAATGGAAATTTTATGTCTCCTTGAATTAAAAAGAGATGATGTGAAGGCACAGATGTATAACGATACGAAGTTTACGAGAACTGTTCTTGACATGAATGGTATTCGAGAGAAAATTACCAATAAAACCTAAATTCTTTGGAAGGATTGAATGAAAATGTTTGACCGCGAATTATTTTTGAAACTTTGTAAAAAGTATAATGTCCCATTCTCGTCGAAGTATAAGGTGCCAATGATTCAAGAAGAGGATGGAACGATAAGAGAACTGTTTCCAGAAGATTTGAGAAGGGTATTATTGCCAAAGGAGAATGATAATGACAAGCAATAATAAGAAAATCAATGCGTTGCGCAAAGGTGTTGGTCGGTTGACCGCTGCATTGAATGAACGATGGGCTATCATTCAGGCATTTCCAGAATATTCTACGGCAAATTCCACTCTGGATGCTATATGGGTTATAAGAGCGGAGACGAGGATCTGTGCTTTAGGCTTGATAAGGATGGAAATTATCGCTGTAAGCTGATGCGAGAAATTGATTCTATCAATAGCAAGCTTGAAGATGCAATGGACAAGGGTTGATAAAATCCTGGTTCTTGTGGATATTTAACAAAAGGATGTGCAGACCGATGATATAACTATTGATGACGTAGGATTATTAGTAAAATTTTGGGAAATAAAATTGTTGGATTGAAAATTACATTCATGTGGTGTATGATTTAAGCAACCTCAGCACAAGATGTTTAAGCTAAAAGAAATGTGAGGTTAATATAATGTGGATTATGATAATATCGTTTATTGCATTTTACTTTGTACTGCTTGTTCCTTTTGGGATTTTTGTAATGGGACTACTGAAAGTGGCGTCTATTGCTGATGATCAGAGTGAGCGGCTGAAAATGGAACAGGGAAGGGATGGTCAAAATGTATGATTTGAAATCGTGCCCATGTTGTGGTGGTCCAGCAACGCTTTTTAAATTGAGAGCGCAAGTCATATGTGATTATTGTGGACTGAGAACAAAAGCGTATTATGATAATCTTGTTAATTGTGGAATGCCAGATAATAATATGCTTTTGGATGCAGTAAATGCTTGGAATAAACGAGTTGATAAAAGTTAAGATTTAGGAGGAAATATGTGGGTCAGTATTATTGATGAACCAATTCCAGAATACTTCAAAAGCGGGAGATCGTATCTTTTGAGTTTATATTTTCATAAACGTTATGGGTATGAGATTAAGAAAGAAACGGATGTTGTTATTGTATTTTGGGATAATTCATGCGGTTGCTTTCGTGAGACCACAACAAAGCTGGAAATTGATTCGAGAGATATTTCAGAATGGTGGGAAGACATTTGATAAAAGCTGAGATTTAAGGAGTGAGTAGTTATGAAAGTTGGAGATAAAGTTTACGCTGAAGATTGGTGCGAAGGCATTATCGATGAAATCGACGGAGATACTGCCATTGTTGAGTTCACTACTTTTTGCGGAGGCGGAAGACTTTCGTTTTCGTTGGAAGAGCTTCAGTTAGTTGAGTCTGATAAAAACTAAGTTTTAATATAGGTGATTCTATGACAAGAAATGAATTGCTTGGAGCATTGTGCTTTCCAGAATATAACTTCGTCCGAGATAATGAACATCTTGGAAAGCATATGATGTTTGTGACGGTTGGTGGTAGTCATGCTTATGGAACGAATGTTGAGGGTTCAGATCTTGACATCCGTGGTGTGGCATTAAATTCAAGAGAAGACCTTCTTGGTCTTGGCGAGTTTGAGCATTATGTGGATACTCAAACTGATACAACAATCTACAGCTTTAACAAGGCTGTGAAGCTGATGTGCAGTGGAAATCCTAATATGTTGGAACAGCTAGGAAATGCCGATGAACTCGTTATTAGCTATAATCCAATGGCAAAGTTGCTTATGGATAATAAAAAATTGTTTCTGTCGAAGCGTGTAATCTATTCGTTTGGTGGCTTTGCAGGTAAGCTGATTCAGAAGGCTGATACGCTGGATAAAGATCCAATTTATCATGGTTCAAAGAAAATGCACAAGACGGTGATGAATGCAATTCGCTTATATAACATGCTATTTGACATTTTGGAAAAATGTGAAATCAAAACTTATCGCAGCGAAGAGCATGATATTCTAATGAGATTGCGAAATGGCGATTACGATTATGAAGAACTGCGTAACTATGTGCTCCCAGCTTATGAGACCAGACTGCAAAACGATAAGAAAGAAACTGAGCTGCCGGACAATGTTAATTGGAAGTTAGTCAACGAGCTTGTAATGACCGTTAATAAGGAATCTTTAGAGATTTGATAAAACCAATATTTTAGGAAAGAAAGTGTGAACTTATTATAAACAAATTATTGATAAATAATGAGCAAAAGATTGCTATTATATGTATGATGTGTCTGTTGGCCGGAAATATGGCATTGAAAGTGATGCCAAAAATAGAAACCGAAGGCTTACATACATATTATAATAGCCATATCAATCAAAGTGTTGCGCACGCAACAAAAGAAAGAGACGAAGAAAAGGACGACGAGCCCGTGGTCTTCGTAAAGAAAATCGTTGAAACGAAGGTGGTGAACTTTAGCCAGGGTAAACATGAACTCACTGATGATGAGCGTGCTCTTGCAGAGCAGATTGTTGCTTGTGAAGCAGGTGCTGAAAGTTTGGAAGGCCAGATGGCCGTTGCTCAATGTCTTTATGATTCCGCTGTACTTGATGGTCTAACCATCCAGCAGGTCTTTAAGAAGTATGGTTATAATTCCTTATATAATAGGAAGGTTACGGCAGAGAATGAGCTGGCTGTCTCTATGGTGTTTGACTATGGTGCTAAAATTTCAGACAAACCTATCCAATGGTTTGTAACCCCGACTGCAGCTCGCGGCAGTTGGCACGAGCGTGGAGCAACCTTTGCTGGACAATTTGGCGCACATAGGTTCTATTATGATTCGAAGTTGGTTGTGGATGATGCTGAGTGAATGGCGTCATCTAAAATTTTGATAAATAATACAACAAAAAGATGTGTAATATATTGACTAAAACAAAAGGCTGTGTATAATATATCTTGAAAGTTGTTTGTGTGAGCGGAAGGCGGTTATTCTTGATGAGCGATAGAAAGGTTTTGAAAGTTATACGGGTTGATGATTTTTTAAAGTACATAAGAAAAAAGCGAGTGTGGGTCTGCTTTGTTTGTAATGGTGTGGATATTCACATGATCTGCAAAAAGATTGACAACATTGGCGTAGAGACGGGTGGGATTGTTAATGGCGTGGGGTTCTTCGGAAATGAGAGTCACATCGAGTTGCGACAAAAATGCCATGAAGTAAGGAGAATTGAACTTAGGTCTGGCTGTGCAGAGAAAGCGTATGAGATGATCTTCGATAATACCAGTGTGTTCGTATCAGAGAATCCTGAGTTGTACGGGCACTAAAAATATTTTCAAAAACCTCTTGACTTCTATGATTGTATCCTGTATAATGTAGCTATGGAACGGAGCTACATCATTGTAGAGGAGAATGACTATGGATAACAATATTGACCCAAAGGTCGGAGAGGTTTGGTTGGTTGATCTATCCAATGCGACAGGTCATCAGCAGCGCGGCATTCGACCGTTCGTTGTGACAAGTAACAACAAGCGTAACCTCTTCAGCCCAACAATCAAGGGGAATCCGTTATCTTCAAGAATATATAAGCGTTCTCCGGTTCATGTTCTACTCTCAAAGGAAGACTGTGAGTTCCTAGAGGTTGATAGTATCGTTCTCTGCGAAGAGACTGATACACTTAACAAAGGACAGTTCATCAAGAAACTTGGTGTCTTGTCGGAGCGTCAGATGAATATGATCGCAATGGCAAGATGCAAGGATGAACCGTTTTTGCTCGCAGCGTTCCTGAGTGGCGTACAACATACTATAGATTTTCAGAATTTTGCCGCATTTGCTTGATTTGTTCTCAGGTTTAATGGTACACTACATAATAAGAAGGAGTGTGCCACTATGCTTACTGAAGAAAAAATCAAATCTTTTGCCGAAAAGTATTCTGATAGAAGCGGTGAGTTTGTTATATCGACGCTTAACCATGTTATGGATTACGAGGCCGAGCGTGGGTATGAGTTGTTTGACTTTACAAAAGATGATTTTGTAAAGATGTTTGCCAAATACAATTGGGTAAACTCAAGTCGGTCGTTCAGAAATGTAAAGTCGATAATTACAGGTTACATCAAAAGTGAGGATCGAGCGAGCATGTATGACTTAGCTGAATTCTCGGAGAGCGACGTGAGTTCAGACAATATGTACGAGGACAAGTATTTTGCGTCAGTTGATGAGTTTGTTGATTTCTTGGACAAGTATGAAGAACTATATCAGATTCGTATGAACGTGATTGCCGTGCTGTACTGGATTGGCCTTACTTCCGAAGAGGTTTCCAATCTGACGATTAACGATGTTGATTTTGAATCATGTGTTGTTCTGAATAAGACCGGTGTTGACGCGAGATTGATGAATATCATCAAGCAGTGTTATGAAATGAAACAATATGATGCCCCAAATATGGGAGGATACAGAACGTTCTATGTCATAAATGGTGATTACATTCTTCGCAAAACAGAGGATAGGACTGGTGCAGACAGTGATTCAAGAATGTCTACGAATACGATTCATAGTTATTTCACGCGCTTGAATGATATTCTCGAAAGAAGATATCATTCAAAGGCTTTAGACCGAAGACATCTGACTAGAAACGGCGAGTATGTCAAGGTTTATAACTACTGTAAAACTCATCCAGAATTTAATCTTGCAGAACTTAGTTTCGGAAATGGTAAAGATCCTCTTGCGGACATTATCGGAAGAAAGTGCAGCAAGGTTGCCTACATTAGTTTCCGGCAAGGATACAAGGGCTGGATCGAATACTTCCACAAAAATTAAAAACAGGGGGCTTCGGCCCCTTGATTTTAACACTGTAACTATATAACACAGGATACTTATTAGAAAGGGAAATGTAGATGAGAACGCTTTTGTTGTTCCGTGGAGCACCAGGTTGTGGGAAGTCCATCTATATTAAAGAGCATAATCTTGAGCAGTACGTATTGAGTGCTGATACACTTCGCCTTATGTGCCAGAGCGCACAGGAAACACCTGCTGGGCAGATGGAGATTTCTCCGCAGAATGATGATGTTGTATGGGAGATGCTTTTCAAACTGCTTGAGGTGCGTATGAGTCATGGCGAGTTTACCGTGATTGATGCAACGAATTCCAAGACAGTCGAAATGAATCGTTATAAGAATCTTGCAAAACAGTATCGTTATCGGATGTATGTTATTGACATGACTGACCTTCCGATTGAGGAATGCAAACGAAGAAACGCTCAGAGAGAATGGCTGAAGCGAGTTCCTGAAGCGGCCATTGATAAGATGTACGCTCGGTTTGCTACTCAAAAAGTTCCTTCTGGCGTGACAGTTCTTCCTTCTACTACGGATGTGATGTCCGATTTGAATTACTGTCCGAATGACTTCAACCAGTGGAAAAAGATCCATGTCATCGGTGATGTTCATGGCTGTTATACTTGTTTAAGTGAATACCTTGGCGAGATGAAGGACGACGAACTTTATATTTTCGTTGGTGATTATCTCGATCGTGGCATCGAAAACGTTGAGGTATTCAAGTTCTTGTGTGATGTTGTAAATAACAACCGCAAGAATGTGATCCTTTTGGAAGGGAATCACGAGCGTTGGCTGAACAAGTGGGGGCATGATGAACCGGTTCAGAGTGAAGAGTTTGCAAACTACACTCGTCCGCAGCTCTTTAAAGCTGGTATTGATAAGAACACTGCTCGTAAGATCTATTCCAGAGTTGGCCAGTGTGCCTACTTTGAGTATGATGGTAAGCGGTATTTCGTGAGCCACGGTGGTTTGAGTTATCTGCCTTATTTTCTTCCTTTCGTATCTGCTGATCAGATGATCAAAGGTGTAGGTCGCTATCCTGATATGCTAACCGTGGCTGAGTCTTGGGAAAAATCGATGCCTGATAGCTATATTCAGATCTTCGGTCATCGAAATGTGCAGGATGTTCCTATTGATATGGGACATCGGTGCTACAACCTCGAAGGAAAAATCGAGTTTGGTGGATATCTCCGTTGCGTGGAACTTGAACACGGTCAGCCCGTCAAGTGTGTAGAAACCAAGAATGATGTATTCCGAAAAGAGGAACCAAAGACCGAATCTGCTGTTGAAATGAAAACTGAGTTTGATAACGCAGAACTTGTTAGTAAGATGCGTCAAAGCAAATATGTATTTGAGAAGCGATTCGGAGATATTTCTTCTTTCAACTTCTCTCGTGAAGCATTTTATAAGAAGCACTGGGATGAGGTTTCTACCAAAGCAAGGGGATTGTTCATTAACACAAAGACAAATAAGATTGTAGCTCGAAGCTATGATAAGTTCTTTGCGGTTGATGAGCGGAATGAAACGAGAATTGGAAACCTACAGAATACTTTGAAGTTCCCGGTGACTGCATATCTAAAAGAGAATGGATTTCTTGGTATCATTTCGTATGATGCAGAACAGGATGGTCTGTTCATTGCAAGTAAATCCACTCCTGAAGGGCCTTTTGCAGATATGTTCCGAAAGATTCTCATGGATACGACTTCCGATGAAGACCGTAAGAATCTGAAAGAAGTTGCAAAAGAGAATGGCTCCATCATTTTTGAGGTGATTGATCCTGTGAATGATGCTCATATCATCGAATACAAGAAACCGCACATTGTTTTGCTGGATATTGTTGCGAATGATATGAACTTCAGTGTGATGGATTACGATGATCTGAAGCGTGTTGCTGAAAAGTGTCATTTGCAGATTAAGGAGAAGGTTAAGACTTTTGAGAACTGGAGTGAATTTTATCCTTGGTACGAGGAAGTCATGAACGAGAACTATCTGTATCATGGTTTTGAACACGTTGAAGGCTTTGTTTTGCGAGATAGCAACAATTTCATGTTTAAGATGAAGCTTCCTTATTATAAGCACTGGAAGTTCTTGCGTGGTGTCATGCAGAGCGTTCAGAAACGTGGCTATTATGAAAATACCGCAAAGTTATTTACTGCTGAGGATAACCTGTTTTATGGTTGGATGCGTGAACAACGAGAGAAAGACCAGGAATCTTTCTGCAAAAAGGGTATTATTCAGCTGCGGAATGAGTTCTACGCAAGTCAGCAGAAGAGCTGAATTAAAATAGACATTTTATCGTGATTTTCGTTAGAATAATTAACGAAGTATCGTGATATTTCTTCCTCCAAAAATGCCCTGCGCGGGGCTGACAGCCGGGAAAGACCGGCAATATGGGGATATGGTGAAATTGGCAGCCACGCTTGATTCAAACTCAAGTGTCGAAAGACGTATCGGTTCAAATCCGATTATCCCTACCATGAAGATTAGTTGTTCTAGCTCGTTCGGGGATTGGCCGTACATTGGCGACCGGAAAGACGTCACACCGGTAAAGGACGTCAAGCCAGACAAGAAGAGAAATAAGGTGTAAGCCGACTAGCTATCGGATAAATACTCTTCGGTTCGCCAGAAAACTAGAATGTAAAACGAATGGTTGGCTGTTTCTGATCTTCTTTTTATATGCGCCCGTGGTGGAATCGCAGACACAGGAGACTTAAGATCTTCTGCCAGAGATGGCGTGCGGGTTCAAGTCCCGCCGGGCGCATTTATATCTGGGCGTAGCGAAGTTGGTATCGCACCTGTTTTGGGAACAGGGGACCGCAAGTTCAAGTCTTGTCGCTCAGACCAGTCCGAAAGGGCATGTAGAATTTTTCATTCACATTATTCCCAGCTCTCTGGAAACGGAGCAGTGTGACGTAGTAAGCTGGGTATATGATGCGCCATCGCCAAGCGGTAAGGCAGAGGACTTTGACTCCTCCATCACAGGTTCGACCCCTGTTGGCGCAATTTATGCGGATATGGTGGAATGGCAGACACGCCAGATTTAGGATCTGGTGCTTCGGCGTGTGGGTTCGATGCCCACTATCCGCACCACGGTCATGAATCGTTGTTGTTCATGGTTGAACTCCTTTGACCACTATTATTCCCGGCTCGCCAGTGATGGTGCAGTAGTGCCTTGTAAGCTGGGTTCTCATGCAGCGGTCGTACAACGGCTAGTATATCAGCCTTCCAAGCTGAGGATGAGGTTTCGACTACCTTTCGCTGCTCCAATTTCGTATGGGTAGGGATTTTAAGCGGTCAGATCCGGCTGCGCCTGTGCGAGATACCACCCAGAAAGGGGCTAACGAAATTATCCATGTACGTTATTCTCGGCTCGCTCGAAAGAGTGCAGCGTGCCTTTGCAAGCCGAGCATCCCAGCCTAGTGATGCCAGTTGCTAGGTTGGTTCTTATGCGACTGTAGTTCAATTGGCAGAGCGTCAGATTTCCAATCTGAATGTTGCGGGATCATACCCCGTCAGTCGCTCCACACGCAGCCCCTTACGCTGCACCGGTTATTCAGAGCCGAAAGGAACCTATATGTTACGACATGGTTGCCAAGAGTGATCATATTGGAACGCGACGTAGCTTGGATAGTGAGAATTAAATTCTGAGGTATACGGCTGGATAGCTTAATGGTAAAAGCGCTCGGAAACGCCGAGAGATGAGGTTCGATTCCTCCGCTGGCATCGCGCCGACGAAAATCGGCGTTTGCATGGGATAGTAGCTCAGTTGGTCAGAGCTGGCGGCTCATAACCGCTTGGTCGCGAGTTCAAATCTTGCCTGTCCCACCAGCCCGATAGGGCATACATAAAATCTGCTAGAACTTTTGTTTTATAAGCGAATTTATAATATGACGTTAATACGTCTATTATTTTTCGCTTATTTTCGGGGATTTAGCTATATAACACAGGATACTAAAAGGAGGTGGTTTGGTGAAACATTATGGAAGTATTTGCGAGATTGATGGTTCTAAGATTGAGCCTGTCTCGTGTATCACTGGTGGTTCACCTTGTTAGCCAAGACCTTTCTATTGCCGGTAAGCGGGCAGGTTTGGCTGGAGAACGGTCTGGTCTATTTATGGAAATGATTCGTGTGATAAAGGAAATGAGGGATGCCACCAATGGAGAATGTCCAAAATTTGCAATCTGGGAAAATGTTAGAGGAGCACTTTCCTCAAACAACGGAGAAGACTTCCGATGCGTCTTGGAAGAATTTGCACACATCGTCGAAGCAGACGCTACAATTCCTAAACCTTCGGGAAAAGGCGGAAAATGGTCTAAATCCGGCGCAATTTCCGGTAATGGATGGTCTTTGGCATGGAGACTCTTCGATGCTCAATATTGGGGAGTGCCCCAACGTCGTCAAAGAATCGCGCTTGTCATGGATTTTAGAGGACAACGTGCCGCAGAAATACTATTTGAGCGCACGGGCGTGCCAGGGAATCCTGACGAGAGCATCCCGACGTGGCAAAGCTTTGCCAGAATTACTGAAGAATGCACTGCTAAAGATGATCGAGTGGTGGGAGAAAAAAGCTTTTGTATTGTCGGAAACATGATTGACAGAGAAACCAACATGAACGGGACTGGTGTAAAAGAAGATACTGCTTTTACTATAAACACTATTGACCGTAATGCTGTTGCCTACACTTTAAAGATTCGTTCAGGATGCGAAGGTGGTGGCAAAGGCGCACTGGTACAGACCGAGAAGAGTGCAACGCTTTCTACATTGCAAGATCAAACGTTAATTTGTTTGGCAGACAACACCTCTTTACATAATTCAAAACAAAAGATTTGTGTCTTGAATGATCAGGGCGGTAGTGTAATGAATGTTTCTTATGATATTGTAGGAACAATAAGAGCACAAGAGCATGGTCATCAACCAATTGTATTTGAGAGCCATAGTCAAGATGCTCGATACACCCAGCAAGGTAATACAAGTCCGGCTTGTACGGCTCAATGGGGAACTGGTGGCAATAATATGCCGCTTGTTGCCGAAAAGAAAGCCTTTGCAATGCAACGCATTGGTGAATACAAGGAAAGTGAACAAGCTAGTACGATGAAATCTCGTGACTACAAGGATGCTACTGACTTGATTGCAGAGAAGGAAACGAAGAATCTGCAATGGATTGTTCGCCGCCTGACTCCTGTTGAGTGTGAACGGTTACAGGGTTTTCCTGATGGATGGACCGATATTGGCGAGTGGTTTGATGAGAATGGTAAAAAGCACAAACCTGCCGATTCTCCTCGTTACAAAGCACTCGGTAATTCAATCGCTTTGCCTCAGTGGTATTGGATTTTCCAGAAAATGAAGCCGTATATCGGTGAGAATCCTACGCTTGGCAGTCTTTTCGATGGAATCGGTGGCTTTCCGCTTGTCTTTGAAAGTACGTATGGTGATGGTACTGCTATCTGGGGATCTGAAATTGAACCGTTTTGCGTTGCGGTGACAAAGAAGCATTTCCCAGAAAAGCAAAGAGGATAAAAATGGGATCTTTTATTGCAAGACAGCCTAACGGTTTGCTGTGTCGGTTTTCTTCGGTGGTCGATTGCGTTACCGATTACAACATGACAGAAGATGATTACATTGAAATGTGTGCCGAAAAAGCACGAAAAGAAGCAAGATATGTTCTTGACCACTGCATTCTTCCGTTTGAACTTGTGGATAAGTATTTCGTTCCCAATAATATGACAGTAAAAGAACACAAGCGGATTATGAAGAAAATGGAAAACCCTGCCGACAAAGCAACTCATATCCCGTAATAAGAAAATCTCATAAAAGGCTAATTCAAATAAGAGGTGACACGATGAACAGCAAAATTCCTGTCAATGCAACCATCGACCCCGGCTCTTTGAGTATTCCGGCAAGTCCTATCTTCCAAAAGGAAAAGAATACATATCTTTGTCCGTTTTGTGTGACGAAGCTGGAGAAGTTCGAGCGTGAATGTTCTGATTGTCATCGCAAGATGGATTGGAGTAGGTTTACTGAAAAGAAGGAGGAGATGTTCACTTGAATATAGATTTCTTCCAACGGCGCAAGACTCAGCTTGAAGATACGCTTCTTTTGAAAAATCAGGCGGTCGATATGCTTGATTATCTAAAGAAGCATTGTATCAACAACGACCAGTATTGTGCCATTCGAGATTACATTGAAGAAGCTGCTAGGATTCTGGAGAGTGACCTCGAATACGCAAACAACAAGCTGCAGTCCGCATTCAGACCTAAGTATGGCCGGAACAACAGATTAACTCGTGCTCAATCTAAGATGTTCCGTGATAGAGAATATTAAAAATGAGGTGATGCCGTATGAACACATGTAAGAAAATATGTAACTGGTGTGGTCGTGAAATCAAGCCGATAGGTAGCGAGCAGGGAATCAGTTTTGAGCATCAATACTCTTATGGTAGCCAACTTGATGGTTCGCTTTTGAGTTTTGATTTGTGTCCTGAGTGTTCAGAACGGTTCCCAGTAGTGCTCGGCGCAATGTTTATACATAATCCATTAAAGGACGATTTCTAACGGCGGGTGCTGTATGAAATATAAGCCATCAATAAACCAGACGGAGGATAACACATAAAATGAATAGTGCGTAAATTGATTTGAGACAGTGAAACAGGAAACATAAGTGATTACCAATAAAACAAAATTACATAAAAGGAGACTTAATATGGCAGATAGAATTTTTAATCTTCCTCAGACCCGTGGTTCTTTTGAGATGGCTGGTAAGGTCACCGGCACCCAGCGTAGTAACTTCTACAACGAGAAGGAGACTAAGAGTGGTGCTATGCGCCGTGTCCTGAGCTTTGGCGTTCAGACCTCTAACGAAAACACTTTTTATGTTGATCTGGCTGGTATGCCTCGTGATAAGGTTTACTTCTTCCGCCGTGCCGATAAGGACAAGGGTATCGAGAAGGATAAGAAGGAAGTCGCTTGGAAGGATCGTCTGACTTATGTTGCACCGGAAGGCTATGACATGATTGGTGTTAAGGTCGGTGTCACCAAGAAGACGAATGAGTCTGGTAAGGTCGTCAATGATAACAAGACTCTGACCGACTTCGATGCAGCTAAGGAAATCTCCGAGAACCTGCATGACGGTGACAATGTGTATGTCCGTGGCAATATCGAGTACAGCACTTACAACGGTAAGCACCAGATTCGCTTTGTTCCTACTCAGGTGTCTCTGAGTTCCAAGGAAATCGACTTCGATGCAGAGGGTTTCGAGGAGCTGGCTCTGTTTACTCAGACCGTTGTGTACACTGGTTGCCGCAAGAGCGATGAGGGCGATGAAGTAATTGTCGATGCCAAGATTGTGAATTACAACACCATCGAGGACGCTGAGTTCTTCATTGACTATAAAGCAAACGCTCAGAATAAGGTTCTGGCCGATTCTATTCGTAAGCGTCTGAAGCCTTATACTAGCTTCGAGTGTTTTGGTCCCATCGTCAATCAGCAGAAGGTTGATGAAGTTGAGACTGAGAATATCTGGGGCGGTCCCAACAAAATGAAGCGTCAGGGAACTCAGGCAGTTCGCAAGCTGTATATCGAGGGTGTTAATCCTGATTCCTTTGATCCGAATCCCGGCGACAAGGATGCAGAGCCCACTTACACTGAGGACAATATCTCCGAGGCACGGGCAAAGATTGCTGCCAACACTCAGGCTAAGAAGGACTTTGACGGCAAGGCTGCTGAGAACGACACTTCTTGGTGGGGTGGTTCTAATAAGTCTACTGTAACTCCTGAAGATGAGGAAGATATCAACTGGGGCTAAAAATTTTTTGCTTTTAACTAAGTAACACAGGATACCAATAAAAGAAAAGATTTAGAGAGGAATTTACATATATGGCTATTGTTTGTGATGCATCTGCTATTCGTAAGAAGCTTCGTATGCTTGTGTATGGCGAGCAGGGAACTGGTAAGTCTCGATTTGCTATGCAGTTCTGCTACATGAAGACTCCTGAAGGTCGTCCGTTCCGTGTTCTGTATCTGGATACTGAGTCTGGTTCTATCGACGATTATCGTGAGGAACTGATGGAGAATGGGCTCGACCCGATGAATCTCCGTATCGTTTATACTCAGTCTCTTGCAGAGGTGCAGGATTTCATCCATACCGTTGCAGATAATGAGGACTTCGAGGATGAAGACGGTAATGTTTGGCTGGATGCAGACGGTAAGCCTTTCCGTGCTGACGCTATCGTTGTTGACTCCGCAACTATTCTTAACCTGACCACGAAACAGGGTTTGACCAATTTCTCGCAGAAGCGTGCAAAAGTTAAGGCCGCAGCACAGGGTCTGACCGGCGATGAGAAGTCGGTGAAGATTGAGGGTGCTGGTATGGAGCTGAAGGATTATCAGCAGCTGAACTTTAAGGGTCAGTCCCTGATTCTGGATCTGAACGCAACTGGTGTGAGTTACATCGTCATTTGCCGTGAGAAGGATGAGACTGAAACCAAGCTGGTGAATGGTTCTTCTGTGAGCGTTTCTACTGGCCGCAAGATTCCTGATGGCTTCAAGGGCCAGGAGTACAATGTCGGCACCGAGTTCCGTATGTACCATCCAGGCGATGATAAGTCTATCAACTTTGCTTATTTTGATAAGGATCGTACCGGTGTTCATAATGGCGGTGAGGTTGTCGAAGACATGACTCTGCTTGAGTATCAGGAATATCTCGACCGTTCCGCAAAGAATCGTGAGGTCATTATCAAGAATGGTCTGAACGATGCAGTCAAGACGGAAATGAAGCTGCGTGCTCGTGAGCTTGGTCTTGACGACAATGATATCAGTGATGATGCTCCTGCAGAGAATACCTCCGAATCCAAGGAGCCTTCTCTGGACGACATCAAGGCAAAGCTGAATGACCTAATTGCTTCCGCTTCTCCTGTGAAGAAGAGCGCCGCACAGAAGGCTGTTAAGGCGGCTGGGCTGTCTACCGCATTTCGTTCCATGACTGATATCGAGGAACTGAAGAAGGTTGCTGCAATCATGGAGAAGGAACTTTCTTAATGGAACTAACCCGTAAATGCAAGATTTGCGGGAAGAACATTTTCATCGAGCGAGACCGTAGCACTTTTTTCTACGACAAGACGGGTTTTTACCATAAGGATTGTTTTGTAGAAAAAAAGAAAAATCAAAAACGCCCTTGGACAGATGACCTGCTAAGGGCGTTTTTTGACAAAGTGAATGACACTACGGACAAAAAGATCGGTGATCTTCTTTCCAAAAAGAGAGAGCAAGACCACAATCGTGAGCTTGCACATATCAAACAGGAAGAGAAAAAGATTCTTTTCGACCATATTCGAGATACATACGCCCCGGCGGTTGTTCCGGGTAGCTTTTACTCGAAACTTACGCAGTTAATTTCCGGTAATTATTACAAATATAGAGGTTCTATTCCTCCGCTAGAACTTTACGATATGTGGGTTCTAGCGAAACCCCGACTAGATAAGATAATTGCCGAGAAAGAAGCAAAGGGCTGTGATATGAGCCAGCGATGGAATTACGACTTGGCTGTTTTATTGGCTCAATATCCTAGTTATCTCGAACGAAAAGAAAGACTAGCTTCGATTCGCAGTGAAAGCGAAGACAAAGCGAAGGAAAATTTGACTGAAACGGTACTGAAACGGATGAAAACAGCACCGAAACAGAGTAAAAACGAGAATGAAATTGATATAAGTGCAATTCTCGATGAGATATAAAAAGGGAGGTGGATGAGTGGAACTCATTTCAAATATCCCGAACGAAATTTTATTTGTTGGTGCAATTTACAAGCATCCTGACTATTTGGTCGAGTATGGGCATTATGTCAAGAGCAAGTACGATTTTGCCGATGAAGCAACAAAATTTTTCTACGATGCAGCGTTAATTATTTATGAAACTCGGACTCAAGAATTTAATAAAACGTCTGTTTTAACGTTTATGGCTGAAGACGAGTCCAGGTTGTCCCAATATAAGCGGTTGAAGGGCTGGTCAACCATTGAATACTACATGAGTCTTGCGAATGACGATGATATCAAGGGATATTTCAATATCCTAAAGAAATATTCGCTACTTCGTGAGTACCAGAGAAACGGATTTAACATTGAAGGAATCTTGAAGCATCGACAGTTTGAAATGTTTGGTGCTCAGGACATTTACAAATTGATTCGTGGCAAGGCCGACAAGATCAATACGGTTATTATCACAAACGATGATGCTGAAATTTTAAATAATGGTCTGCTGCCAATGGTCAATGAACGTCTGAGTGTTCCTGATATGGGCTTGCCGTTCCAGTATCCTATCATGAATGATTTGTTCCGAGGATTGAAGCTGGGCACTGTGATGTTCAATGGTATGCCATCTAACGCTGGTAAGACTAGATACATGATGGCGATTGTTGCTTACGTCACATTGGTTCAAAAGCAGAAAGCTCTTCTGCTGCTGAACGAGATGGATCTTGAGTCCGTCCGGTATTGCTTACTGGTCACCGCCATCAATAATCCTGAGTTTCAAGAGTTGCATGGTCATCGCTTCCACAAGGATGAGCGAGAAATCACCCTTGGAATGTATCGGGATGCAAATGGAAACTTCATCTTCCGAAAGCAAAACGAAGACGGAGAATACATAGAAAGTATTGATGAGTTCACCGCTCGCGTCTATGAGGAAAGCGAAGAGTATCGCAATGTGCTTGATGTTTGCCAGTGGATCGAGAGCGAATCACAAGGCTTGATTATCGCAAAAGATGTTTCCGCTGATTACAGTGATAAATCCTTGCGATTTGAAATTCAGAAAGCAGCTCTTACCCAAGGAGTCAAGTATGTGTTTTACGATACTCTAAAGAACGACATTGCATCTATTGGTGAATGGGCAGCGTTTAAAGTCACAGCCACAGAGCTTGAAGAGATTGCGAAAAACCTGAAGATCTTTATCTATGGTAGTATCCAGTTGGCCGAAAACGCTCATGAGTATCTTCCTGATGAGCTGAATTCAAACAACATTGCTGAGTCAAAAATGATTAAGCATGTTGCTTGGACGATGGTTCTATTCAAGGAAATTCCGAAAGATAAGTTCGCGAAGTATCAATACATCTCTCATGACCCTGAATGGGGCGGCGACTGTGCCCATCGGCTGAATCCAGATAAGCGGTATTACGTTGGAAACATCGACAAGAACCGTTTTGGTGAGAAAAAGAAAATCATGTTTGAAGTGAATTTGAACCAGAATGTCTGGAAAGAGGTCGGTGTCTGCACCAGAAAGTAAGGAGGTGTCTTGATGGATTGCCACTACATAAAAGTTACAGAAGGTACTTTTAAACAAGATAAAGAAACTATTCTTAGAAATTTAAAACGACAAGCAACAGATGAGAAGTGTAACAATACTGTTGTGACTGACATTTGCTGCGATGATGGTTCGTGTTGGGAAGGTAAGGTTGCATGGCTGACTGGTGAGTATGTTTCGCTCAAGAGTTTTTATCCTGATGACCCAGAGGGGCATGTGATTATCCCACTGAATAGAATTCAGTATGTTTGTTTAATGAGATCCATTGAGACGTGTATTGACGAGTGGGAATCTAAAGTATGGTAAATATCGCAGATCTGAAAAATTACATTCTTGAAGAACAGCAGATTGAACCTATTCTGGAGGAACTTGGTTGTCATCATATCAGCCACAAGACTGGTTATTACCAGTGCGCAAATCCAGATGGTGACAATAGAACGGCACTCTGCGTTTACGAGAATGAAAATCTTACTGCGGTAGATTACACACGAGATATTGCCAATGGAAAAACCAGTTATGATTTGATTTCTGTCGTCCAGTTTTTTCTGGAACTGTCTTTCCCAAAAGCTATTAAGCAAATCTGCGAATGGGTTGGACTTGATTACTATCACAACTTTGAGGAAGACCTTCCTAAAAGTATGTTGATTCTAAAAGAACTCATCGCTATGCAAAATGAAGGTGAAGAGCACGAGGATGACCGTCCGATAGTCCCCATCTCCGAAGCCATCCTCGGTTATTACAAACCTTATGTGAACCAGATTTTTGCTGACGATGGGATATCTTATGAGACGCAGCAGGAGTTTGAGATTGGTTTTGATGAACTGACAAATAGAATCACGATTCCAATCAGAGATGAAATTGGCACTCTGGTTGGTGTAAAGGGAAGATACTTTGGTAAGCCGCCTGAAGGTGAATTAAAGTATCTGTATCTTGAGCCGTGTGCCAGAAACCGTGTTCTGTATGGCCTGTACAAGACAGAGCCTTATATCAAGAATGAAGGTCTGGTATATGTTGGTGAAGCCGAAAAGTCTGTCATGCAGATGTGGAACATGGATGTTTACAACTGTGTGGCGACTGGCGGTAAGAAGGTTTCACAGAATCAAATTGAAATTTTAACACGTCTTTGCGTTGATATTTGTTTTGTATTTGATAAAGACGTTCAGCTTAGTGAGCTTATGGTTCTCGCCAATCGATTTGTCGATGGCGTAAGTGTGTATGCTGTAGTAGATGATAAAGGGATTATGGATGAAAAGGAAGCCCCGACTGATAATCCTGAAAAATTTAAGGCATTGATTGAAAACTGTGTTAGGAGAATTAAATGAATGTAAAACTCTGGAAGGGGAGTAGGAACGACCTATCAGACCCGATTGGAACGATTATGGAGAACAGAGGGGTCAAGGATTATAAGACCTACATGAATCTGGATGATTCTTGCTTGAATTCTCCGTGGGAATTGGACAATATCGAGTATGCTGTCATGATGTTGAATAAACACCTTTGGAAAAAGTCTATCATCTCTATCCTTGTAGACTGTGATGTGGACGGTTTTACAAGTGCTTCGATGATGTTTCAGTATTTGAAAGCGATTGGTTATTTTGGAAAAATCAATGTTCTGCATCATAGTGGCAAGAAACATGGACTCTCTAAAGAAATTGAGATTCCACCTGAAACTACCTTGCTGATTATCCCTGATGCTGGTAGTAACGATGTTGAGCAGTGCAAGGAACTTCGTGATAAGGGCATCGATATTCTGATTCTTGACCATCACATCTGCGACAGAGAGAATCCTTACGCAGTAATCGTTAATAACCAGAATGGTACATATCCTAACAAGGAACTGTCTGGTGCTGGCGTGGTATATAAGTTCCTTCAAGCCGTTGATGAAGATAATTGGACTGATGTTGCAGACCGGTATCTTGATCTGGTAGCAGTCGGAAATATCGGTGATGTCATGGATATGCACTCGCATGAGACAAAGCGCCTTTGCACGAAAGGTCTGGCACGAATTGTAAATCCGATGATTTGTGCGTTGATTGAGGCAAACAGTTTCAATATCAAGGGTGACCCGACTATCAATGATGTTCAGTTCTACATCGTTCCGATGATGAACGCACTGATTCGCGTTGGCTCATCCGAGCAAAAGAAGCGGATGTTCCGTGCGATGGTCGGTGAAGAGCAGACTTTCCAGTACACTCCGACTCGTGGCAAGAATGCCGGTGTTACGATTGACGAGACTCTGGCGCAGCATGTAGCTCGTGAGTGTTCGTCTTGCAAGTATCAGCAAAATAAGACCAAAGACAAGGCTGTCGCAGAGCTTCAGGAACTGATTGAAAAGCATGGTGCAGACAGAAGTAAAGTTTTGTTTTGTAATTCCACTGGCATTCTGGACAGTAATTTGACTGGCGTTGTAGCAATCAAGCTGGCTGAAATGTATGGTAAACCTTGCGTACTACTTCGAGAAATGGCCTGCCCTGAAGAACCAGACGAGAATCAAGAGTATTTTGGTGGTTCAATGAGAAATCCTGATGGTTCTCCGATTGAAAGTTTGAAGGAGTTCTTAATGAATACCGGAGATTTTGAGTCGGTTCTTGGTCACGATAATGCCGCTGGCGTGAAAATCAAGAAGAAAAATGTGCCAAAAGCGATTGCAGATTGTAATGAGCTGCTTAAAAATGTCACGATGAGTAAGGCAATCGTAGTTGATTTTGATTTTGACTATAGTAGGCTGACCGTTGCATTGCCGAAGACCATGTACGAGATGCATAAAATCTGGGCACAGGGAATCTCCGAGCCGTATTTCTATATTAAAAACATTCCGCTGATTCATAGTGGATGCGCTCCAATGGGAAAGAACGGCAATATGTGGAAGTATTCTGATGAAGAAAAAGGCATTGATTTTGTGTGCTTTGCTGATAATGGCCGGATGATTGGCTGGATTAACAATGACTTCTACGGTGGTCAGGAAGAAAAATATATCAATGCCGTGTGCCGGTTATCCTTAAATCAATACGGAAATAAGGTGACTCCGCAGGCGCAGATTGTTGATTTTGAGGTGATTTGATATGGGAAATTGGAAACGTGCTATCGCCATCGACTTTGATGGAACTCTCTGTGAGAATAATTACCCTGATATTGGTGAGCCAAACTGGAATGTCATTTACCAAGCAATTCAGGAACAGAAGCACGGTGCGGGTCTGATTCTCTGGACTTGCCGTGAAGGAAAGCTTTTGTATGATGCAATGGAGGCTTGCTTTGATTGGGGCATTCAGTTTGATGCCATCAATGAAAGTCTTCCTGAGTGGAAAGAGTATTTTGGCACTGCTCCTAGAAAGGTCGGTGCTGATGAATATTGGGATGATAAGGCCAGAACTGTAAAGAATGGAGAGTTGGTTGACAATGACTAATGCGAATAATTACGATTTATCGTTAAATCTGTTGGATGGTGCATATCAATCACTCGCGAATGCTTTTAAAAACTTGGAATTGCTTCGAGAAGGAGTTGCATTTAATCGGATTTCAAGTGATGATACGCATATTATTGAACCGGATGAATTGACTTGTATTCTTGATAAATTTGCAGAACAGCATCCTGATTGGAAAATCTGTATTGAAACTGACCATGGGACGGTTAGTGAAAAACTCAAAATGAATCATAATTTCTACGAAGGAATGGGTAATATGATTGTCCTTGATTTTGAATGAAGATGACAAAACGACGATATAGACATTACAGAATTGATTATCGCACATATAATTACACACTCAAGAAATATCACAACTTACACAGAGAAATCTACGCTGAAAATGCAAGAGATGCAGTTAAAATGCTAAGAAGTAAAGAATGTAATCGTGAGTTTGAGATTGTTAAAGTCTGGTTTGTTGATATTTTTGGTGATAGAAACGATAGATTTTATCCACGAACTTATGTGATTGACAAAGAAGATTATGAGTGAGGTGCGCAATGATTATTACTACTCCTACTTGCAAAAGGCTTGAGAGTGAAATTCAAGCTTTAATTGAAGAATGCAAACGCCGGACGGATGATCCATGTGGATTATGTGATGATTGTCGTTATCTTGATTTTTGTAAAAAACATTATGTAGAAGACGAAGATATGTATGGTTGGAAGATTAAAATTAAGGAGTTTGACTGATGGCGGTATACATCACGGGTGATATTCATGGTGATTTTAATCGGTTTTTAGAATTGGAAAAGTTTTGCCATGAACACAATCTTGGAAAGAATGATTGGATTATCTGTCTTGGTGATGTTGGCCTAAACTATTTTGGTAAGGACGACCCTCGTGAATGGAGTATCAAGACTATCGCCGCAGATATTTCTGCGAATCTGTTTTGTATTCATGGAAATCACGAACGCCGCCCATCTCGTAAGGATGGTTATAAGATAAAGGAAATCAGTGGAGATATTTGTGGTAAGGTGTGGCATGACCCACACTATCCAAATCAGTATTTCGCTATTGATGGCGAAGTTTATCAGATTCTTGCTGGCAGGGAAGTATTAAACTGTCTTGTTTGCGGCGGAGCATATTCTGTGGACAAGTATTATCGGCTAGAGTGGGGATATAATTGGTGGCCGAACGAACAGCCGAATGATAAGACTAAGAAAAAGATCTGGAATATTACACATGACCCTCAAATCGATGATATTGATGTTATGCTCACGCATACCTGTCCATTCCGGTTCATTCCAACTGAATTGTTTATCGGTGGTATTGATCAAAGCACAGTAGACCAGTCAACTGAAATATTCTTTGATAATATATACGAATGCTATCCTAACGATTGTAAACCATTCTGGTACTTCGGCCACTTCCATGGTAACAAGTACACTGACGACTATGTGATGCTTTTTGATGACATTATTAAGTTTGGAGATAAGAGGAAAACGGATGATTAAAGATAAAAATTTACGAGTGCTTGATTATATTGATGGCAAGGAAATCCTCATTCAGATGGGTGAGGAAGGTTCTGAGCTATCGAAAGCTGCGATAAAGTTTTATCGTGCAATCGATATGAAGAACCCAACGCCTGTAAGCATTAACGAGGCTTATGAAAACCTCGTAGAAGAATTCGGTGATGTGCTGAACTGTATCTACGCATACTATGATGATGACGAGGATTGCATCTTGGCGTTTACATCGAAAGCGAATGAAATTGCTAACGAGAAGCGCAAGCGCTGGATTAAGCGTCTGAAGGAACGCGACCAGTTTTAATGGTGGAAGGAGAATAGATGTCAGATAATTTTGTAAATCTTCATGTACATACAGCGCAGGGTTCGTTACTTGACTCTATTCTTACCGTCAAGGAACTTGTAAACTTTGCTAAAGAGAATGGTCAGAAGGCTATTGCTGTTACAGACCATGGCAAGATGCACTCTTTCGTTGACCAAGTTAAGGTTTGTAAAGCAGAAGGTATTAAGCCTATCATCGGCTGTGAAGTCTATGAAGTAGATAATCAGGCAGAAAAAGCCGACACAAAAGACTATAAACAACCTCGTTACCATCTTGTTTTATTAGCGAAGAACGAGATTGGTTTAAAAAATCTATTTAAGATTGTTTCAAATGCTTGTGTTGATGGCATGTATAAAAAGCCTCGAACTTCTTTGAACATCATTGAACAGAACGAGTGGGGTAAAGGTATCATCTGTCTTACAGCCTGCCAAGTTGGTCGAATGAGTAGATTACTTGTTGATGGCAACGAGATTGAAGCATGGCAGTTATGGAATAAACTGAAATTGATCTTTGATGACGTGTTTATGGAAGTTCAGTCTCATGATACGCCAGATCAGGCTGAAGCTAATGCAAAAATTGCAGCTTTTATCAAAAAGTACAATCTTCCGTATACCATTACAACCGATGCTCATATGCTTTCCAAGGAAGATGTTGATGCACATTCAGTTTTTGTAGAAATTGGAGAAGGACGAGAAGTTGGAGAAAGTTATGTTGACTGCTATCTTCAGACCGAAGACGATGTGCTGAAAACACTTTCAAAGCAGTTTGATGAAGACTTCATCCGAGAAGGCTGCTCAATGTCTGTGAAGATTGCAGATATGATTGATAATATTGACATTGGCCTCGGTCAGCCGAATCAGATGCCCGAAGTGAAAATTGAAGGTGAATTTGATTCGCATCTGGATTACCTGCGTTACCTCGTTTATTCTACTTTTAATGAAAAATTCGGATGGATGAGTAAAGAAGAACAGCAAACCCGGCGGGACAGAATTGAGATGGAGCTTGACGTTTTGGAATATGTTGACTACATCGACTATTTCATCATGCTGTATATGCTTTGTAAGGTGGCTGATGAACGAGGTATCCCTCGTGGCTATTCTCGTGGTTCTGGTGCAAACTGTCTATGTCTATTTATGCTAAACGTTACGCAGATTGATTCTGTTCGTTGGGATCTTGACTTCTCTCGTTTTGCAAATAAGGGTCGTAAATCATTAGCTGATTAACTAAAATTTAAAACAGATAATGCCAGAATAGAAAGGAGCTGGCACATGAGATATTGCTATAAAGGTTTTGAGTCCGAAGATAAGATAAACGAAATCCTTAATCTGTATCAAGAAGGAAATTCGATAGCAACCGTAAACAAAATCACAGAGAATATGTACGGTATATCAAGAATTGCAACTCTTATTAAAGAAAGAGGGCTATCAAGAGACAATCATGAGAAATCGTTAAAATATAGTTTCAACGAGAATTTTTTTGATTGTATTGATACAGAAGAAAAAGCATATTGGTTAGGATTCATTTATGCGGATGGCTATATCGCAAATGCGATTCCGGGAAAGATACATGATGCATTTGGAATGGCGTTGTCTAGTGTAGATGAAGCTCATCTGGAAAAGTTTAAAAAATCTTTAGATTCGACTCATCCAATACATTATTATACTTCTGCTTATGGTACGGGATTTTCAAGAATTACATTTTTAAATCAACACTTTGTAGATAATCTTATTTCTAAAGGTGTCTTGAGAAATAAAAGTCTGATTTTGACTTTTCCGTCATATGATATTGTTCCAAAAGATTTAATCGTACATTTTATTCGAGGTTATTTTGATGGAGACGGTTCAATAAAGAAAACTGGGAAGAAAAGGACTGCCGCAAAAGACCCGTATGATGTTTCATTTCTTGGGACAAAAGAATTTTTGGAAGCTATACAAGATGAGCTTGGAATGTATACAAAATTAAAGGACGCTTCCAAACATAATGTAAATAATCACGAGATTGTTTTTGGTGGATATCATAAGGCATTATCTGTTTTAAATTTATTGTACGAGAATGCATCTATTTATCTTGATAGAAAATATGAAAGATATTTAGAGCTAAAGAATGTACGAAATAGTCGTCTGCCGCAGTGATGCTGCAGATTATTAGATGGTGAACGTAAGAAAAAACGGTGTGCGTCTGACTTTTGGAGATGTAGGAAATGACATCTAATGGACGTGCTAACAGGGAAAGCCTAAGTCATTTATGATATGGTAATCCTGTGCCAAGCTTTGTCCGAGTGGCAAAGAAGGTCAAACGACTAACGGGTAGCGCCGTGTAGGTTGGAGTTTATCACCAATCGAAGTGCCATCTACCTTTATACAAAGGTAAAGATATAGTCTACACCCCTAATAAATATCGGGAAACCGAGGGTATTATGGTTCGACTTTGATATTAGCCGTCGTCGTCGCAAAGAACTTGTTTCTATTGCAGAAGAGCTTTTTGGAAAAGAGAGTGTAGCACCAATCGCAACTTTTAATTCTCTGTCTACCAAGGTTGCCATTAAGGATATTGGAAAGGTACTGAACGAAGATCCAGAAAGCCCATATTATATGCAGATTCCGTATGAATTGCGAAATGAAGTTGCTAAGTTGATTCCGACCGTGAAAACATTGGATGATCTCGGAGAAGAAGTTGAGAAGGAAGTTCTATTGAAGGACATTCTTGGAAAGAGCGAGCAGCTTTCTAATGTGTATGATAAGTTCCCTCTATGGTTTAAGTACGTTATGCGGCTTGAAGGTTTACCGAAAAGTATGGGTCGCCATGCTGCAGGAACTTTGATTACGCCTAAGCCTGTCATTGAATATTGTCCTCTCTGTATGGATAGAGAAGGAAATCAGATGTGTCAGCTTGAAATGCACAATGCAATGGACGACTTATCATTGGTCAAGATGGATTTTCTTGGTCTTGAAAATTTGGACACGATTGATGACACATTAAAGATGGCCGGTCTAACTTGGAAGGATGTTGACATCAACCATCTCGACCTAAACGATAAGGCGGTCTATGACGCTGTTTATAAATCTGGACACACAATTGGTATTTTTCAGATGGAGTCTGCTGAAGCTCGAAAGATGTGTGTTGAAGCAAAATGTGACAACGCCGAGGATATAATTGTTGTGAATGCAGCAAACCGCCCTGGTACTAAGGACAGTTTCCCGACGTATTGCTCCAATAAGCTTCATCCAGAGACTATCAAACTACTTCATCCTGACATCAAACAGCTTTTTGCCAAGACTCAGTACATTCTTCTTTATCAGGAACAGGCTCTGGCAGTATTTCGTTATGCAGGATTCCCTGAAACTGAGGTTGACAATGCTCGTCGTGCCATTGGTAAGAAAAAGAAAGATGTTATGGCATCCTTGGAGGTCCAGTTTAGAGATGGTCTTCACAAGAAAGGATGGAACGATTATCAGATTTCTGAGATGTGGGCATTGATCTTGAAACAGGCTTCTTATTCCTTCAACCGGGGCCACGCAGTTGCTTATGGACTTCTTTCTTACCTGACAGCATACCTGAAGACTCATTATACTGAGTATTTCATGGCTGCGTGTATGATTACTAAAGAAGATGATTCTGGCAAAATGGGTGTGTTCATCAATGAATGTGACCGTCTACATATTCGGGTTCTTCCTCCAAGTGTTAACAGGTCTGATATGGAATTTAAGGCCGATGCGGAGAAGCACACAATTCTGTTTGGCTTGAAAGCCATTAAGGGAATGGGCGAGAGTGTCGCATCAGGAGTAATTGCAGATCGTCCATATTCTGGATTGGCAGACTTTGTTCAGAGAGCAAACGGTGGCAAGATTGGCACTTCAAACGTTGTCAAGTTGATTAAGGCTGGAGCTATTCCAACAAAGGACAAGAGAAAAATCTTAATCACTTTTGCAAATATGGTTTTTGAGAACGAGTATAAAGAGAAGGGTTTTCATGAGATGGCATCCCTTCCCAAGATCTCTATTCTCAAAGACGAATACGGAATTGACACAGATTCTATTAAAGACAAACCTACCAGACTCGCCTTATATAATAAGGTAAGAAGGGAGCGCTGGGAAGCGGACACATGGAATCGAAAGAAAGAAAAAGACAAAAAGCGGAATGCCTTTATGCAGGCGTTTGCTGAAAAGTATATGCAAGACGAGCACATGTGGGAATTTGAAACTCTTTCAATGTTCTTGACTAGTAATCCCATTAAGGATGCTTGCATCTATATTGATGCTGGTCTTGATACTGTAGAGGATGGCGGTAAGGCAACTGCTATTTGTGTCATCGTAGATATCCAAAAAAAGAAGGATAAACGTGGCAACCAGTTTGCGTACTTACATGTTTACACGACAGGTGGTATTGTCGAAATGATTTGTTGGGCATCTCAGTATGCACGATATTCAAGTCTAATTTCAAAGGGCAGCGATCTTGCAATCCTTTGCAAGAGAAAAGAAAATTCGTACATTGTTGAGAAGATGAAGCCTTACAAACAGTGGCTGCATGATAGAGAGATAAAGCAATGAATGGTGTTTTATATAATGGTGTTTTATATTCTATTGACGGAGAGGTTACTTGTGAGCTTCCTATGTTTAAAATTGATTGGTACAAAGATAAAACTGTAATTAAGATACATTGTACGAATTGTTGCGTCGTTAGAAAAGTTCAGAAGTGGAAGTTTGACTGCGCAGAACAATGTGAGCTTACCACAAAATGGTTTTATTGCAGAGTGTGCGGAGGACTGACAGAATTTAGATTAGGTGCATAATAAGAGGGTTATAAAGTGGCAGATAAGAAATTTAATGAAAATATGATCCGTTGCTACATCAGGATAAAACGAGTCTTTTATCCGAAAGATGGGAGGGAGGTGGAGCCCGGCGGCTTCGCCACTTTCTCTGCCGAGGTGGTAAAAGTCAAGCAGGGACATCCTATTATGAGCCGATACAGCGACCTACGGCTAAAAGGCAACGTTCCTAGCCTCGATATGAATAAAACTTATTCGTTCTGTGGTGAATATGTTCATCATGAAAAGTTTGGTGATCAGTATAAAATCATCTATATGAATGAGTTTCAAGAGATTACTGACCCGGAAGAACAAAAAAGCTTTCTCCGTTTTATCTTGACCGACCATCAGTTTGAGATGCTTTATGAAGCATTCAAGAATCCGTATGAAATCATCAAGAATGGTGACATCAAGTCTCTTTGTACTGTTAACGGTATTACGGAAGGTCGAGCACAAAAGATTATTGACTCTTTTGAAAACAACATTGATAACAGTGAGGCGTACACAAAGCTAATTGAGTACGGTCTGACCACTAGTGCTATTGAAAAGCTTGTTCGTCAGTATCACGGTGCAGACATTCTGGTAAAAAAGATTGAGGAGAATCCTTATGTCCTGATCGATGACGTGTATGGCATCGGCTGGAAAAAAGCTGACGCTCTTGCTTTAAATATGGGCTTAAAGCACAATTCGCAATTCAGAATCGAAGCCTACGTCATGCATTTTCTTGCCGACCGTGCTGAAGAAGGTAACTCTATTATCTCGGCAAACCAGACAATCAATAGCTGTATCAAGGAACTTGAATTGGACGAGGGAGATCAAGAGGTCATCAAGAGGGCACTTTTTCATCTGCATGATGTACGTGAAACACTTTGGTGGAGCGATGACCGTCAGGAATTTGCTCTAACTAGAGTGTGGAATCTGGAAGGTAGTATTGCGAAGGAAATCAAGCGTCTGGCGGATGCTCCTGTTGAGCCGATTGGTCAAAATATGGATGCAGCAATCAATGAGGCCGAAAATGCGCTTGGCATCAAGTATACCGAAGAACAGAGAGATGCCATTAAAAAGGTATGCTCTAGCAACGTCTGTATCTTAACAGGCTACGGCGGAACTGGCAAAAGTACCGTTGTCGCTGGTGTCTTAAAAGTTCTTCGTGGTAAGTCTTTTGCACAGACTGCACTCTCTGGCCGTGCTGCCGCTCGTATGCAGGAGATCACTGGTCAGGATGGAAAGACGATTCATCGTCTCCTTGGATATGACATCGAGAACGGTGGGTTTGTTCACGATAAGGACAATCCTCTGGATGAGGACATCATCATTCTGGATGAGACCTCAATGGTTGGTGCTCAATTGTTTTACGATTTGATTCAGGCAATCGAAACTGGCAAGCGATTCATCATGATTGGTGATGACGGCCAGCTTGAGAGTATCGGTATGTGTAACATCTTCAAGGATATGCTTGCATCTAAGGTTGTTCCTGTGGCTCGTTTGACTAAGATCCATCGTCAGGCAGCCAAGTCTGCAATTATCACGGAGAGCATTAAGGTTCGTAACGCTACGCAATTGGTTCCTTATGGCTGGGCTGGTAGTGAGATTCGTGGTGAACTTCGTGATTTGGAGCTTGATATCTATAAAGACGCAAGTGAGTCATTCAACCACATCATCAATCAGTACCGTACCTTATATAATAAGGTAGGGAATGATAGTGCGAAGATTCAGATTGTACTTCCACAGAAGCTGCGTGGCAGTATCTGCACTTATGAAGTCAATAATGCTATTCAGGAAATTGTGAATCCGAGTCGTGGTCAAGCAGAAGCAAAGGTCACAATCTATGGTGATGGCAAGGATAGGGTGTATACTCTGCGTGAGGGCGATCAAGTCATTATCAACAAGAACAACTATGAGCTTCATACATACAATCTCAAGACAAAGAAAAAAGAAGAGAAGTGTCCGGTGTTTAACGGAAACCGTGGCATTATCCGAAAGATTGAGAGTAGCTTTATCCTGGTTGATTTTGACCAGTGGGGAACAATCTTTATTCCACATTACTTTGGTGGGAATAATATCTGGGCAACACTTGAACTTGCTTATGCTTTGAGTTGTCATAAGTTACAGGGCAGTGAGGCTCCGTATGTGATTGTTGGCATGGACAACTCTGCGTACCTGATGCTGACGAGAGAATGGCTCTATACGGCCATCACTCGTGCCAAGAAGTATTGTGTGATTTGCGCCGAAACTCATGCTCTTGATCGGGCTGTAAAGACTTCGAGAGTTCCATATAAGCGGACGTTCTTGAAGGAATTTTTACGGAAAGAATTTGCAGAAAAGCATTGACAATTATGTGCGTATCCTGTATAATATAGTTATAAAAAGTCTCCACCCCGGAGGCTTAAAATTCTCTCTTTAACTATATAATACAGGATACGGGAAAGAAATGGCTTGCTCGTAACGACAAGCCTTTCTTTATTAGCTATAACTATATAACACAGGATACGCAAGGAGGCTTTATGACAGATAAAGAGCTCATAGGTAAGCTTAATGCGATGGTTAAGGCATTGCAGAAAGCAAAGAAGAAGACGGACAAGACCCGCATTTTGCTGGATGCACGAAAGGATTTTGGCGACGAAGATGATGAGCTGATGTTTTTCTTCAGATTTTTGCTTGACCCAGCAATTGTGACTGGACTGTCTGACGCAAAGATCAACAAGAAGGTGGCGGCAAAGCCTGATTTAGATTTTGAGCATTACAGTTGTGGATGTCTTTATCTAATGGGTAAAGGTCACAACACTGGCTCTGATGCATCCATCGCAACAATCCAAAATTACTTACATAAAAACCCTGAGTACGAAGAGTTCCTGAAGCGACTGTTCACTAAGAACCTGCCGATTGGAGTTGAAGCAGCTACCATCAATAAGGTGTACGGCGAAGAGATTATTCCTGTCTGGGAGGGAGAATGCTATGGAAGTTCGAATAGGTGATAAGTTTAACCGACTTACTGTAATAGGTTTCACACATCGGCATGGAATAAAAGTATATGAGTGCACATGTGAATGCGGAAGTGAGAAACATGTTTTTGGAACTGCATCTGCTTTGACTCACGATAAATTAAAATCGTGTGGTTGCCTCAGAGCCGAAGCAAAAGAAAAGGTAAAACCGGGAATGAGATTCGGAAGGCTTACAGTTCTTGAAAAAAGCAAAGAAAGAATTGGAAAGAAAAAAGTTATTGGGTGGGTCTGCAAGTGCGATTGTGGGAATATAAAAATTATTCCATCACCTACTCTTTTATCTGGGGAGAGTCGTTCGTGTGGATGTTTAAATAATGAAACTCGTTCAAGACTCGCAAAGGAACGTTGGAAGAATGTGTGGAACGAACGGAGACATATAAACGAATATAAATTTGTTGACTCTTATGTAGACGTTTCAGACGTCAAAGAAAATCATTTCTTTATTGACTGTTGCGATTATGAAAAAATTAAAGATTCGTACTGGTTTGTTATGAGTAATGGTTATGTAAGAAATGCAGATGGAATTTTACTTCACAGATTTATAATGGATGCGCCAGAAAAAATGGTTGTTGACCACATAGATCATAACCCACTTAACAACAGGCGTGATAATTTGCGTGTATGCACAAACAGTGAAAATTCGCGGAATAGAGCTCTTACAAATTTCGAGTCTGGATGTAATGGCGTCTGTAAAAATAATAGGAAAACAAGATGGGTGGCTACCATAAGCGTTGATGGAAAGTCGAAGAATCTTGGAGCGTTTGAAAACATTGATGACGCAATTAAAACTCGAAAAGTTGCTGAAGAAAAATATTACGGAGAATTCAAATACGACAAAAATCAAGACTATCGATTCCGAAACGATAAGAATGAAGTGAGTTACGGTTAAGGAGAAGTTATGAATCTTTCTAAGAAGTCTATTAAGCACATTCTTCGGATTCTGGATAATAAATGTGTCGAAGTTCCTACAAAGGCATCCGCTTATAGCAGTGGTGGACGTAGAATTTTGACTCGTGATTTTGAGCCAAAAGAGACACATGGAATGAATGGTTGGCAGCGAATCGTCTATGTACCGTCCGAAGGATATTTCTACGGAATTTATAATGGAAAATCGGAAGAAGATTGGGATATTCCAGATATCTGGTCTCCTGCGCAGCTTGCTGATTTGTGAGGTTTACAATGTTTGTTTTAACACAGAATCAAACCGGAGTTGCTGACACCAGTAAATGTTTTGGAATCCATATTGTAGATGAATCAACAGTAATCAGAGCGTATACCTTTGATGGAGATGGATGGATGAAACTTGGTAAATATAAAACAGTAGAACGAGCAAAAGAAGTAATTCAAGAAATTAACACTGCTCTTTGTGAGAACCGTGTTAGTTTCGATATGCCGGAGGATTAAAATGCTACTTTTAACGCAGGGCGGAGAAATTATAAATCTTGAACGCATGGCAATCATTGATGCCGCAAGCCTTAATGTTTACGCACGACAAGGCATGGGTGAACGTGGAATTATTCTTGGTAGTTATAATTCTGAGAGCAGATGCTACAATGTTATTGCAGAAATTTATGACGAATATGCACATGGACAGGATGTGTATTCTATGCCGAAGGATTAACTATGAACGACTTCCGAAAACTAGCCATCCCAAAGAAAGAACGACTTGAAGTTCAACTTACTGATGGCACAGAAGAACACGATATATTATACATAATTACATCTCTAGCCACTATTAAAGGTGCTGAGATTTTTAAAAATTTTCGTTTGTATTCTGTAGGCTCCGCCGGGGAGCTCAACTTATTAGAGAAGCAAGACGGCGATCCCTACTTTGATAAGCTGAAAGGAACAGAATATGAGTAATTCGATGAATCGAGAAGACCGGCGCAGAGAGCAGCGTAAGGCACGAATCCTTGCCCGGCGAATCAAGAAGGCCGGTGGTCCCGACTTTCTGGCTGGAATGCCGGTTGAAGAGTGGGAGCCAAAGATTGGTGATGAGGTTACTATTAAGGTAAAGAGGATTCAGGGCAAGAAGGACTTCTTTAAGATGAGTCCTCAGTATCAGGACTTTATCAATAGCCTTGAGGATGGAAAGCCTTACAAGATTACCAGTACCGGTATGAAGGGTCAGGTTTACGGCATTGACGCACATCCTTATTTTCAGATTTGGAAGGGTGATATGGAACCCTACAAGGAGCCCTAATGAGGATGTACTTCAGGACGGACTATTATGCAGATGTTGGCATAGATGAAGTCGTTCGGCTTCAAAGAGGAACTACATGCGAAGTAGTTTCAGAAACTGAATTTTTTTATTTTATCGTAACTGATAATGAATCATTCAGGAAAATGCTAAACATTGTCATGATTCCCAAAGAAGACCTTGAAGATGATGTATATGTCGTGACTGGTAAGAGCGAAAAACTTGAGGAAGACTAACTATTAAAAGTCAAGCCCTAAAATGAAAAAATCCGCCAACCATCCGCTGCCCATGACAAACATCATTCAAATGCTGGCCTTGGAGTAGCGAGGGTGACGGAGAGAACAGCAAAGCAAGCCCAGCCAACCCTCGCAAAAACAGAATAGCATTTGAATGCTTCGGTTTGTCAAGGGTTCGCTGCGCCAGCTAAGTTGTTCTTAGGTTTAACTCAGGCTCTGGAGAAAATCAAGTGACGGCAAGATATGCTTTACCGGACTTCTGCAAAGCGTAAATCAGTCGTACGAGTTTCTTTGTGGCATGAGATAGGGCAACATTGTAGTGCTTGCCTTCAGCTTGCTTTTTGGTAAGGTATTCAGTAAAAACAGGATTCCAGTAACAGACGTATTTGGTTGCAGTGTAAAGAGCGTATCGAAGATAACGAGAGCCACGCTTTTCCATGTGTGCATAGCAGTTTGTGAGTTTTCCTGACTGGTATGTGGAGGGAGAACATCCAGCATAAGCCAAAACTTTGTCAGGAGAGTTAAAATTCGAAAAATCCCCTACCTCTGCAAGAATCATCGCAGCAGAATGAAATCCCATTCCGGGAATCGAAAGGATCGGCGGTTTCAATTCATCCATGATTTTCCGAATGGCATCTTCAATTTCATTGATTTCGGAGGTAAGTTCTTGAATGAGCTTAATGGTGTGCTTTAATTCCAAAGACTTAGCAGGCATAACAGAACCAATGGATGTTCTGGCTGCATCTCGGATATGAGTAGCTTTATCTTTTCGGTAATGGCATCTGGATGTTTTCACGAGAATATTAGCTAATCTGGTCAGATGAGCTTCTGAAATCTGCTTTGCACCGGGATACTCACTGAGAAGTGCGTAGATTGAAGTGCCGTGGATAGACGAAACAAGCTGTTCCAATTCCGGAAACAGGATTGTAACCAATCTGGACACCGACTGCTTTAGTTTAGCGCGTTCCTGAACTTTATCAAATCGGTATCTCGTGAGTGACTTTAGTTCTTCGTTGTGATATGCTGTATCTGTGTAGGACTTGAGGTCTACATCGGACAACAGCATAGTTGCAATCGTTTTTGCATCCACACGATCGGTTTTAGTTTTGCGAAGACTGAGGCTCTTTCGATACAGGTTGGTATGCAAGGGATTCATGACATAGACGGGCAGATCATTGTCAAGAAGAAACCCAAGGATGTTGTAGCTATAATGTCCGGTAGCCTCAAGCCCTACTTTTATTTTGTCTGATTTTTGAGAACAGTCTTGGATTGTTTGTAGCAGACTTTTGAAACCATCCATGTTGTTGGGAATGGTAAAGCAATCGACAAGGGTCGTTCCTTCCGAATCGAGAATGCAACAGTCATGCTTATCTTTGGCAACATCAATTCCGACACAGACCATTTTATACCTCCGTTATATTATTCAATGCTGCTTAGGACCACAGACTTCTTTGCTCTTGTAACCTCGTTCTAAATAAACCGTCTGGCGGTATCTAACTGATTAACATTTCAACAAAGAAGCTGTGGTTGGAGCCTTCGTCAAACCGTCTTTGCGGTAGGAGGTGTTCACCAATCCACAGCATCCCATACAGTGTAGCATACCGCTGGAGAGCGGTCTATAAATACTACTCTTTTATAATACGAGGAGGTGGGACGATATGATTGGTATTGACCATCGTGAACAGGGACGTAAAGAACGAGCCCTTGCAGAATATTATAGAACCTTGGCTCGATATCCGACTGAATGTGGAGAGCCGATTACATATCAGTTGTCAGAAGAGCAGCTTAAACAGGTTCTCTGTGGAGAGATTACTGTTGATGAATTGATTGAAAGAGGTGAGGTAAGTGGTAGTTGACCAGTATGGAAATCCGTTTGGTGTTGGTGATTATGTATTGATTGCAGAACAAGCTTCTGAATGTAAATACATCGTATTTGTTTCTGTTGTACAAGTTGCGAAAATTGAATGGGACGAATATTGGAGTGATTACCGTGTTTATTTTGAACGATGGTATCCAATTAAAGAACGTGGCGAGCTTCTTTATCGCCACGCAAAAGAATGTGTTGTGACAACTGAACATAATTATCTTGTTGCACTGAAACGCAGAGATGAATGGGATGAAAGAGGTGAAACAAGTGAGAGACAGGATTAAGATGTGGATCGCATTCATTAAGATTTTCAAGGATTATCTTATTGCGGTCGGAATCATGATTGCGTTGTGGTTGCTGTCTTGTCTTATCAAATATGAGATTTCGGTATCCAGTTTTCCAGATTGGTTTAAGTTTGCACTTCTAAAATAAAGGAGGATTAAATGGTAACAGATATTCTTAATAGAGAGATTCATGTTGGCGACACGGTACTTAGAGCTAGAACTCGAAATGGTCGCGGAGTTCTTTGGAGTATTCATAAAGTTGTCTCCATTATGAACGTAATGATTAAGATTTAAGACGGAAAGTACACAACGAATGTTGCACCCAGGAATTGTATCGTAATTGACGAGAGTGACATTCCTGAAAACTGGCAGGACGAATATTAAGGAGAGTTGAATGACTGTTGATTTGATCGCATACACACAGCGAGTTGTTCCTACAAGTGATAAGAACCCTTTAGATATTGTGGAGGAAGCTGCGAGTATTTGTTATGATTCTTCAATGACTGACGACTACAAAATTGCCAAGGGATGTAAAGCCAGTGGTCACTATTCTGTGCTTGAACACATCAACTTTACGTTCTACGTCAAAGATGTAAGTCGAGCACTTCTGGCACAGATTAGTCGTCATCGACATATTAGCATGAGCTGCCGCAGCCAGCGTTATTGCAGCGAGGATGGATTCAAGTATGTGAACCCGTTTACCGGTGAAAATGCTGATGTTTTCGATAATATGATGTCGGACATTGATACCGATTATCAGATCCTCAAGAAGTATCACAACGCCAAAAACGAAGACGCCCGTGCAGTTCTGCCAAATGCTTGCTGTACAGAGTTTTACATTACGATGAACGCTCGTGCTTTGATTGAGATGAGTCATCTTCGACTTTGCTCCAGGGCTCAAAAAGAAATCCGCGAGATGTTTACAGAAATGAAGAATGAAGTTGCACAGGTTTGCCCTGAAGTAGCAAACTGGATGGTTCCTTCCTGCGAGGCTAATCCGAAGTATCCGTTCTGCCCAGAGGGTCGTGGTTGCTGTGGCCGTCATCCGAAGCTGGCAGATGTTTATAAGCCTATTGAAAATAACAAGGAGGTTATTGATGGAAACACTTGACGAAATTAAGAAGAACGTCGATCATCCGTCTCATTACGGCGGTGCAGACAATCCCTATGAGGCTATCAAAGTGCTACGGGAGTGGCAGTTAGACAAGGATGCTTATCTTTGGAATGTTGGTAAGTATCTAAGCCGGGCAGGTCACAAAGATGGCAATTCTCAGCTTCAAGATTTGACGAAGGCACGTTGGTATTTGGACTATAAAATCCGGCTTTTAGAGGAACAGCAGAAGGTTGCTGAAAGTGTCGTAGATACGCTCAAGAAAGTTCCTAATGAAGTAACTGATAAGCTGACTACGATACCGGATTGCGGAGATGTCTATATTCCTACTATTGAAAAGACGGTAAACGAATGCGTTCAGTATGTTCCTCGTCATGCAAAGCCCGACTATACGGATGATTTGGTTTTCCGTCCAGAAATCCATACTCCAAACATTGAGACTGCCGTGGTTCCGAGTGTTCATAATGATACTATGTCTCCGAATAACAAAGGAGTTAATAAGGTTGACCATTCGATGTTGAACTCTAAAGTCTATGTCGATGAGGCCAAGTTTTAAGGGGTTTACATAAATGAGATACAACTGGGAATATCCGCTGGTAGCGTTGATGCTCCTAGCTATGATAATGACATTTTGGTTTTCTAAGGTCGTCCTTGGAATTTAAAGGAGTGATTGAATGGAATATGTGATTAAACGCGATGGAACGAAAGTTCCTTTTGATAAGAGTAAGATTGTGAATGCGATTGAGAAGGCGATGACGAATACAACTGGGGGAGTTGATTCTCGCGTGTCTAACGCTATTGCAGACTACATCACAGACATCCCTGACACGATGTCTGTAGAGCAGATTCAGGATGTGGTTATTGACCAGTTAAAAAATAGCCCTCTTTCGGATGTGGCTGACGCTTATAGTCACTGGCGTATTCTTCGACAGGAGATTCGTGAGAAGCAGCGAGCATATGGCGAAATTCTTTCCATCTGTGATGTAGATAATGAGAAGGTCAAGCAGGAGAACAGCAACAAAAATCCTGTTGTAAATAGCGTACAGCGTGACTATATGGCTGGCGAAGTCTCCAAAGATCTGAGCTTTAATCTGCTTCTTCCAAAAGATATTGTGGACGCTCACTATGATGGCCGAATTCATTTTCACGATTCCGACTATTTTGCCCAGCACATGTTTAACTGCTCGTTAGTCAATCTGGAAGATATGCTGCAAAACGGCACTGTGATTTCTGGTACAGGAATCGACAAACCACATAGTTTCTCTACAGCGTGCAACATTGCAACCCAGATCATTGCACAGGTTGCTTCAAATCAGTATGGTGGTCAAAGTATTACTCTGTCTCATCTGGCTCCCTTCGTGGATGTCTCTCGAAAGAAGATTGCGAGTGAAGTCCATGAGGAGTTTTACGACATGATTCAAAATAATGAGATTGACAAGATGCCAAATCAGGAGACTGTCAATCGAATTGTAGAGAAGCGTTTACATAAAGAAATCGTTGCAGGCGTTCAGACCATTCAGTATCAGGTTATTACTTTGATGACCACCAATGGGCAGGCTCCTTTTATTACCATTTTTATGTACCTTGATGAAGTTCCTGAAGGTCAGACCCGTGATGACCTTGCAATTATCATTGAAGAAGTCCTTCGTCAGCGCATTAAAGGCGTGAAGAATGAGACTGGTGCATGGATTACTCCGGCTTTCCCAAAGCTGATTTATGTGCTGGAAGAAGACAACATTCGAGATAATTCTAAGTATTACTATCTGACTGAACTAGCAGCTAAATGTACGGCCAAGAGGTTTGTGCCTGACTACATTTCTGAGAAAAAGATGTTGGAGTACAAGGGGGCTTGCTATCCTTGCATGGGCTGCCGTAGCTTCCTTACCCCTGATCGAACCACCGAGAATATTTCTGGTGCCATGAATTGGGAAAAGGGTCACAAGTATTATGGTCGCTTTAATGCCGGTGTTGTCACCATCAATCTGGTGGATATTGCTTGTAGCTCTAAGAAGGATGTTTCTGAGTTTTGGAAAATTTTTGATGAGCGTCTTGAACTGTGCCATCGAGCACTTCAGATTCGATATAAGCGATTGATGGGTACGCCTTCTGATGTGAGTCCAATTCATTTTCAGCATGGTGCAATCGCACGTTTGAAGAAGGGCGAGAAAATTGACAAGCTCCTGTTTGACGGATATGCAACCATCAGTTTAGGTTACGCAGGTCTGTATGAATGTGTAAAGTACATGACCGGCAAGAGCCATACTGATGATGAAGCAAAACCTTTTGCTCTTGAGATTATGCAACACATGAACGACAAGTGCAACGAGTGGAAGGCAGCAGAAAATATTGATTACAGTCTCTACGGCACCCCGCTGGAATCCACAACCTACAAGTTTGCCAAGTGCCTGCAGAAGCGGTTTGGCATCATTCCAGATGTAACCGACCATGATTACATCACAAATAGCTATCATGTCGTGGTTCGTGAGCATATTGACGCATTCAAGAAGCTGAAGTTTGAGTCTGAGTTTCAGCAGCTGTCTCCCGGTGGAGCCATCTCGTATATCGAATGCCCTAATATGACCAACAATATTCCTGCTGTGATGAGTGTTATCAAATACATCTACGACACTATTATCTACGCAGAGCTGAATATCAAGTCTGATTATTGTCAGGTTTGTGGTTATGACGGCGAGATTAAGATTGTTGAAGATAACGGCAAGCTCGTTTGGGAATGCCCGAACTGTGGTAATCGTAACCAGAATAAACTGAATGTCGCCCGTCGCACCTGCGGATTTATTGGAACTCAGTTCTGGAATCAGGGTCGCACTCAGGAAATTCGAGATCGAGTAGTTCACCTGAGCGACAATTAAATAACGTATAAGTGGTGGGTTGGTGGGATTACATATGAAAGAAATCATTGTTTTCTTCGTGATTGTATGGGTTGTCGCCTATTACATTCTGAAAGACAACTATAAAGATTAAGGAGATACTTATGAAGAAATTTATGGCAATTTTTGTTGCATTCCTCATTGCAGTTGGTGCGGTGCTTTGCACTGAGCGAGTACATACTGGTTATGTAGGTGTTGTTTATTCCGCAAAGGGTGTCGAGCAGCAGACTATTTCTCAGGGCTGGCATTTTATGAGTCCTCTGAAGCATGTGTCTGAGTTCCCGATTACTCAGCAGCGAGTGGTATTTTCTAATGCTCCGTCCGACTATGGCGCAAAGGAACACGCAGATTGGCACATCGATGCCCCTGCTAATGGTGGTACGATTGCAATCAACTTGACTGTCAATTATAACTTCCTGCCGGAGCATGTTATTGAACTGTATACCAAGTTTGGTGGCATGGATGGTGAGAGCCTGATGGAGAGCAAGATCCAGAATGATATTATTGCTTACGTCAAGGAAGTTACTCCTCAGTTCAGTGTCATGCAGATTTATTCCGATGACCGTGCAGGCGTTAATACCGCAATCACCAACTATCTGAATGAGAAGCTTACCGCAGAATATGGTATCAATGTTTCTTCCGCACTGATTGTTGATGCACAGCCTGATGATACCCTGATGCAGAAGATTCGTGCCAAGGAGCAGGCAAAGCAGGATGCAGAGATTGCAGAGCTGAATAAGCAGACCGCTCTGGCTCAGGCAGAGACTGATAAGGTTAAGGCACAGACGGAAGCTGACGTTAAGATGATCGAAGCACAGGCCGAGGCTGATGCAAACAAGGTACTCTCGGAGTCTATTACTCCTGAACTGATTCAGATGAAGGAAGCAGAAGCTCGTCTGAAGCATGGTTGGGTCACCGTTCAGGGTGCAGATACAGTCGTCACCAAGGGTGAGTAAATGAGGCTTTAAAAATGAAAATTTTCGCAAATATCTTAGGATTTATTTTATCCTGGTTTATCACAGTCCTTATTCTCTACGGTGTTTGGAAAATGCTTGGGCCAAATTTTAGACTGTGGGTTGCAAGTGGAATCTGGTTAATTCTACTTGTGTTTGGAGGTTTTAAAACTAACAAGAGTCAATAAATAAATTAGTAGGGTGGGTGTGGTGGCATGAAAGGAGCTATATGGATTATTGGTCTGTTGAAGTAATGTACTACGATGATGGGCATCAGGAACTCAATACATATATGGTCAAAGCGCAGGATCAAAATGATGCCATGAACAAAGCACATCATCGCTTTGAAAAATCTCATCCCGGTATGAGTTGTATGGTCCAGAACACAGAAAAGGTAGGTGGTTAAGATGGAAGACGAAAATATCGTTTATGAAAACATCAATCCTGAAGATGACAACGAAAGATATTTTCTGACTCCTTGGGGTTGCCTTTGCTGTGCATTTGGAGATTTTGGCTTAAAACCTCCAGAAATCTCTGGAAAGATGGCTGATGCTCTCATGGATGATTTCTTTGAGATTATGGAAGCAGCGGGTATTTTAGAGAAGAAGGGAAACGATGATTGTTAAGTTCTTAAAACATCTTCTCCGTTGGTTTCTTCCAGAGTGCAGTAGATGTGGCGGTGTTATGCTTTACGATAACACTCATAGCTGGCATGATAAATGGCACTTTGTATGTGATACATGTGGTAGAGAAAAGTGGGGTGTATTATGAAAAAAATTACAGGAGTTCTAAAAGCAAAAGGATTTAATGACTGTAATTTTGAATTCTATGTTGATGACAATATGACAGAAAAACAAATTGAGATGGAAGTCTACCAACGTGCTGGTTTTAGTTTGGACTGGACGGAAGAAGATGGTTATGAACCGTATACTGTTACAATGTATCGTAAAAAGAGGGACGAGTAATGAATTACGGGCAAACACGTGTATATGGCGTAAGCCTATCGTACTTGATGGCTAATGGCGACCGTAGTTTTTCATACTATGAGGTGCCCGCCGACAGCGAGTATGAAGCAATCCAGTATGTACGCGGTCAATGGCATCGTGAGCATCTGTTTGCTACTTGCGAACCAGACGTGAGCGCTCGACTTTTATATACTGATTATTGGAGTGCTTTATAAAAGTGCCGTTCTAGGAGGCGACTGTATGGAAAAGAAATATGTGAAAATCTTTAAATGCCGTGGGTGTGGTTGCGATGTCATTAAAAATGATGTAGATCTATCTGCTGTTGAGGAATGGAGTCTTTCCGAAATGTTTAAAGATGGTTATGAATACGCTGAAGTGTCTGGCGGTTCTAGGCTTTCTGGACAGAATAAATTCCTGCTCCACAGGTGTGATCCAGAGAAACTTTGTATTTGTGATTTTATTGGATGGAAAGAAATTGAGGCTAAAAATGATTAACAATCCTTTTGCAGAAGATGGCATCATTTCCTGCCAGTGCTGTGACAGTGGTGAATATCTCTTTAATGAAGATGGTAACCGTAATGGTTACTGTGGTAACTGCGGAGCTAGAATCGACTGGCCGGAAGATAAAGACGGTTGGAAGAATACAAATACTGACCTGCCGAAATATGGAGTGCTGTGCAAGATTAAATATAAAGATGGTCGAGAGGATACGGCTGTTTTAAGTTCTTGTGTTGGATGGCATACTGAAGGCGTACTTAATACTCTCAAAGAGCCGGATTATTGGCGATACATGATTGAGGAAGAGAAGAATGGGGCTTAAAGAACACAAAACCGGATGCGCTTTCTAAAATTCCGCTTTTAATAGAAAGGAAAAGTATGTTTAAGATTTTCAAAAATACTGCCGTATGCGTACTTCTAGCAGCTATTATACTGACTGGATGCAGTACAAGTGTGAAAGACTCAGTAGGGAATGTAGCTGTAGAGAATGGCTGGTTCTATCGTATCAGTGATACCCCTATGGTATACGACAAGGATACACGTATTATGTATTACTTATTCTCTAAATATACAGGCAATCAAGGCTACGGCTATATGTCTCCTTATTATAATGAGCACGGTCAGATGTGCTACTACGTTGATGGTCAGGTTATTCCAATCGAGGAGGTGCTAATCGATGCTGACTGAGATTGCTTGGCTTATGACCAAAGCTTATATTATTTTGATTTTCTCCGCAGCGGTAATTCGCTCTGAGCAGATTCTGTATGACACATCTACATATATTTTCCGAGGCGACAAGAAGAATGGAATGTATGGCTGTATTGCGCTGAACATTTTTATTATCGTATGTGCAAGTATGTGGACGAGGTTTATTTGAGATGAGAACACTAGAACAAGTAGATCGCGACATTGAGATTGTAAGATACGACATGCACGAACTCATGAGGATGCGTCAGCCAATTTCTATCGTCGGAGAGGAATTAGTGGATCTTTATGAAGAACGAAATAAAATCTTGAAATCGATGGGTGATACAAAATGAACTACGCTAAAATTGTTCCATGTGATATAGCGAATGGCGAAGGGGTGCGCGTCACACTTTTCGTGCAGGGTTGTAATCATCACTGTCCCGGCTGTCAGAATCCTACTACATGGGACCCGAATGGTGGTCAGCCATTCACAGATGAAACGCTTGATAAAATTGTAGATTTACTTCGACCTGAATATATTCAGGGGCTGACTCTTACCGGTGGAGATCCACTGCTGCCAGGGAATAGAGAAACCGTTGAGAAGATTGTTCGTCGAGTATGGCAAGAGTTTGAAGAAAAGAAAGATGTGTGGCTCTGGACTGGATATAAGTGGGAGGACTTATGGAATCAGGATAGTCTTGTAGTAGAAATTCTTGCAAACATCAATGTGCTTGTAGATGGCCCATTTATTGAAGCAGAGAAAGATATTTCACTTCCGTACATGGGAAGTAAGAACCAGCGTGTAATTGACATCAAATGGAGTCTTGGATATAAAGAACCGACACTTTGGTGGACTCAAGAAGAGAAAGGAAAATAATATGGATTTAGGAAATTACGAAAAGTTCCCAGATAGCGATGCTTTTACCACTGTTTACCATCCAAATATTAAGATCAATAAACTGCACGATGATGCTCGTCTGCCGACTTATGGTTCTAAAAATGCTGCTTGCGCAGATCTGTATGCTTATATCGGTTTTGACGAGGCAACCGTAGTAGACAAAGACGGTAATCGCTGCATTATGATTCAGCCGCATGAGACCGTTAAAGTGCATACTGGTCTGCGAATGGCTCCGCCGGAAGGTTGGTATGTAGCTATCTATGCTCGCAGTGGTATGGCAACTAAGCAGGGACTTGCACCTGCGAACAAAACAGGCATTTGCGATCAGGATTACCGTGGAGAGTACATTGTAGCATTACATAATCATTCTAACTTCCCTCAGATGATTGCCCACGGTGACCGTATTGCTCAGATGGCGGTAGTTCCGTTCTGGCAGGCTGATTTTGAAGAAGTTTCCGAATTGGACGAAACTGAGCGTGGCGCGGGTGGATTTGGATCTACCGGAAAACAGTAAGAAAAATAAAGGAGAAATAATTATGGCTAAGTATTTTTATGTTTATTCTATTGCAGGTGCTGCGGATTCTATTGTGAAGATGTTTAACACTGAAACTGGTGCAGTAGGCGAAAAGTCTGTGCCGAAGGACCGCATCGACGGATTTGTCGATGGAATTAAGGCAAGCGGATATCAGCTGAATAAGGAGCTGGCTGAAGCTGATGTTGCTGAAGGTGAAGCAAAGCGCATTCTGGCCGAGAAGATGAGTGACTATCATGCAGCTCGTGATTGCTATTCCGAGAAGGCTGATGTTCTGAAGAGGGTTAAGGCTAAGTACGGCATTAAATAAGGAGATTACATAATGAAGTATTATACTATCGAATCTCATGCCGAGAAGGAAGCACCGTTTGGAATTGCTTGGCAAGTAAAGCTGTTTGATGAACACACTCTTCTTGAAGAATATGACCACATCTTCTATAACGAGATTGCTGGCTATTGCAAGTGTCTTGAAGATATGGGATTTATTGAGAATGTCGAGGTAAAAATTGATATTCAGAAAGAGTTAGAAAAACTCCAAAAGAATATTGACGATATTAATAATGCGACTTCGTTAGTGAATCGCTTTGGGGTGGGCACATTTGAATCGCATATGAAAACAATTAGCGTTGATGTCCCTAGAAGCACAAGATATACTTTCTTCTAAAAGGTAAATTTTAAGGGCGGGTGGGTGGAATAAATAATATGAAACGGAACATCACAATAAATCAAACTTGCAATTGTAATGGTGATAACTGTACTCAAATTGGAATCATTCGCAACGATGAAGTATATGTCATGCAAACAAATTCTCCGAAAAGAGAAGGCCCAGCGGAATTTACATGCAGTATGCCTGAGCAGAAACATTATTTAAAAAACATCCTTTACAAGATTATAGAAAAACTAAATAGTCTTATTGGATGGACTATAGATGCGTTTAACGATATTTGATCAAGGAGATTGTATGAAAGCACATATTCGAGAAGAAAAGAAAACAACTCCATTAAAACTTGGTGAGGGAACATTACTTCAAGAGAAAGACGGCAAAATTTACAAGGTCTGCGACACAGCAGAATATGATGAAACGTATACTGACGATGAGATTATCAAGGTTGCTCTATCAGAAGAAAATATGATTCATGCGACAAACTTTTTTAACACACAGTTTGTATTTGCAGATTGAGGTGAAATGCTATGATTATGGTTGTTCAACACAAAGGAACTCCAAAGAAAAAGAGATATGCTGCAAAATTTTCGTGCCAATGTGGATGTATATTTTGGGCTGATGACAAAGATATTAAATTTCCGAGTTATTCCGTTATACGAGAATATGCACCGGGCGTAAAACTAGCAGAATGCCCAGAGTGTGGAGAACAAGTCATTTCTTGCTTTCCAGCAGTTCCAAGAGAAAAGATTTTTGTGGATTGAGGTGCACGATGGCTATACGAATTGAAGTTCATGGTAAAGAAAGAGAAAAAATAAAATACTCAGTAGAGTTTAGATGCTCTAGCTGCGGTTGTGAGTTTTGGGTGGATGCAGATTCTCTTGGAGAGTTCAAGCCAGCCAATTATTGTGATTTAAAGTATAACTGCCCTGAATGTGGTTCTAGTTCTTATCCGGTTGATATTATGGAGAACAGCCGTATCTTTAGTGAGCACGAGTGGGAACATGTGTTTTGGCAGATTATCGAATCTCCGTTTCATCGGTATTGCAGAATTTGCGATAAAGAAAAATAATATGCCAAAGCAAGTTTATTTTCAAGAATGTATGTTTTATGGAGGTTTTTATGATTGTTATTGGATATCCATGTATTGGTAAAAGTACATACGCAGTTGGTCATCCGTATCGTGCAATCGACCTTGAAAGCAGCAATTTTGTAAAGGATGATAATTGGGTCGAGTCGTATTGCAACGTCGCTATTGATTTATCGAGACAGGGACATGTTGTGTTCGTATCTTCACATGATGCAGTTCGTAAACAGCTTTTGAAGAGTGATTACGAATATGTTTTTGTAATCTATCCAGCTCTTGATATTAAAGAAGAGTGGCTTGAACGGCTTCACGAAAGATATTTAGAAACAGAACTCGAAAAAGATTATCGTGCATGGCAGCGTGCTCTGAATTATTACGATGAAGATATTGCAAAGCTAAAAGAAGATGCAAAGGGTTTTAGTGGTTTTTATGAAATTAGTGGTGGTCGATATGACCTCACGGTAATTCTGGATGAATTTGAATATAGTTCGACTTGGGATCATTCGTGATTGCTAATTAAATTTTATTGGTAGGTGGGAGGAATAAAGAATATGACTTATACACTTATGTCTGTTCCAGAAGATAAAGAAGTCTGGTGCACTGGATTTCGATTTGATGATACGAAGGCTGGCATCAATTGCAAGCCGGTACAAGGAACTATTCATAACAAGGATTATTGGAACTCGAAGTTTAAAACAAAAAATCGCACAATCAGCGTGAATACAAATCAATCGTATTATGCATTTGCTGACACTTATGAAGAGGCCGCACATATTTATAATGAGATGATAAACACATTTCTTATTAACCTTGATAATAGATACCACAAAATTGCAAGCTCATTAGAGGGCTGCTATTTATCAAACGATCATGGTGTGATGTATTAAAAAACTAGACTTTTATGAGGTAGATTGAATGGACGATAGATTTTCAATCGAAAAGAATCACTGGGAAATACAAAATCCAGAATGGGAAAGCTATTCTCATTTCATCTGCACTAAAGACCATTATTGGACTGGTGTACACGGTATCAGCAACTATTTTCTTCAATATAAGAATTTTGGCAGAAGTAAACCAGTCGAACGATTTTCTGTAGAATGGCCGAACTTCGTAGAGCACATGTGGTTTATTCATTGGCGTGGCCCATGGGATTATATTTTTGCTTCATATAAATTATCCGAAATCAAACGATTTTTAGAACTTGATATTGACGCTATTAAAAAGAACCATTGGCCGGATGGACGCTGTACTTGTTACAGTATTTATGACTACGTGACGAAAAAATGGTACTATTTTAAAATCGAAAATTTGGGAACGTTTTATGGATGCACGTGGCCGTTGGGTGATGATACGGGGGAGGTGATTAGTTGTGATTAAACAAATAGGCTATTATAGATCCGACTGGTACATTATGGGCATCGACGGTAAATACAACAACGCCTGTATCTCACATACAGAATCGCAGCTTCGATATACAGTCCCAAAGCCGCCAGAATGGATCATCAATGGATTGGGTTTTGCTTACCTTAGAGAACATGGATTTGAAGATTATCCTGAACTCTATGGTATTGTATTCTATGATATGGAGTGGTGGCGAAGAAAACGCTATCCGGGTGACTTTTATGTAGAGATACCAATTTGCGATTTATGCGCAGATACCTTTCATTTAAAATGGCGTTGTAAGGAATTTCGTGTACATCAGTGGTCTAACTTGAGGAAAGAAACAAAGTGGGTGAAAAGCAGAAGTAACTACACTATTTGTGAGCTCGCCCATAAGTTGCCACACGAAGAGTTTATTGAGTATTTGAAAGATAATGGCATCTATATTATAAATGAAAGTGGTGTTGAACTTGGATGGTAATAACGAAAAACTCACTCTTGGAGAAAAGATCTTGTTTTTGACAGCCGGTGTGCTCATTACTCTTATTGTTGGATATTTTGTATGGGCGATTGGCGACGGTATCTATCGTCGTTATAATCCGATTGAATGGACTGCCACTATTGAAGAACTGGAATCGGGCATCTACGGATATACATCTACTATGGTATCTAATGTCCCAGCAGAAAATTATGAGATGCTTACGGTTCTTTGTAATGGCACTTATATGAATATCAAAGGACATGTAAAAATTGTATATGATAGCAACGCTCCATATATCGAATATAAATCAACTAATACTGTTAATGCTGACTCTGTAATAATTCATGTTCAAAAAGGACAGATTAAAAATAATGGAGTTAGTACAGTAACGAGGTGATTTTATGGAAGAATTAGGGTTTTATAAATTGAAGACATATACGAATGAATATTTTCCGTTCTGCTGTCAGTTGCAAGTGTTCTCTAATAATGAAATCTGCATCAAAGACGAGTATATCTATTCATTTGAGGCGTTAAAATTATGGATTGATTTTTACAAGGCCCAGGGCTATGAGCCATACAAGATGATGTAAGTAAGAGGTAAAGTGTAGATGAAAAATTATAATGATTCAGATGAACTTATTACAAAAACCATAGCCGTCATTATCTCGATTGTACTTTTGATCGGTTTCTGTGTTTTTGTCGGGAAGGTCAATCGCAGTTCAAATGATATCAAGTGGAACAATGGTGTCTGCCCAAAAGATAACACATCATGGAAATATAGTAATAGTGCTCACAGTAGATGTTGGAGATATGATTACTACGTTTGTGAAGATGGACATGTGATTGAGCTTGTCAACGACTACGAAACACGATAAAACTTGAATTTTAAAGAAAGGAGAACGTAATGCTTGTAAAAGATTACGGCGGTGAAATCGATTGGAATATTGGTGCGTTCTGCGGCCATGATGAAATGATGTTTGATATTGACAAAGCTTGTAAAATGGTTTGTGAGAAAAATGGCATAAGATATGTGTTTGGCAGCATTTCCACAGTTTTGCAGGGTGGTCGTATCCCACCACAGAAAAATCTGCCTGTGTCAGAAGTTTTATCAAGAGCAGATAAATATAATGAACTTGGTATTGGAGTTCGTTTAACATTCTCAAGCCCGTTTGTTACACGCGGCGATCTCGTTGATGAAACTTCAAATATTATGTTGCGGCACCTCGATCATAATAATCAGAATGGTCTTATAAACCGTAACGGCGTTATTGTTATGTCCGATTTACTAGCTGATTATATTCGCTATATGTATCCCAATCTTGAGCTGATTTCTTCGCAAGTAAAACCGTCTGTTGAAGTCGGTCTTGGGAATGATTCTGCCGAATATTATAATCGTCTGCTTGACCGTTTTGATATTGTCGTTGTGAATCCATTTAAGATCCATGACGAGCAGTTTATTAAGAATTTACATGACCATGATCGAGTAGAATTTATTGTCAATCACCGGTGCCTGCCGAATTGTCCCATGGCTGGCCGTCACTATCAACTGAACACAAAGCTGGGTCAGGCTATTGTCAATGGTGATGATATTACGGAGCTGCAAAATCAGTTGGCGATAGTATATAACTATTGCGGCTCTTCTCGAAACAGCAATCCTCTTCTTGGTACATCCATGAATGAAGATGAAATTAAAATTCTGGTTTCACAGGGATTTAAGCATTTCAAAATCGAAGGCCGCGAAAATAATATCATCTCGTTTGTGCGTGACCTTGGCGACTATGTTTTTAATCACGAAATGTTTGAGCGAGTCATTCATGCCATTGCCGGTATGATGCTGTAAGGAGGTTCACAATGATTATTGACTGTAGATCTATCGCACAAGATATCAAAGATAAAATCAAGAATATTATCGCAGAAGCTAACTATGCTCCTATTTTACATATTTATCAAGTAGGGGACAACCCTGCATCCAATGCTTATATTCGCGGCAAACTGCGTGACTGTGAAGAGGTGGGAATCGAAGCAAACCTTATCAAACTGCCAGAAAATATTACGGAGGATGAATTAAATAATAGGATACTGGAAGATTATAATTGGGAAGATGTGGACGGTATCATTGTCCAGCTCCCGCTGCCAAAACATATCGATCCTAAAAATATTTGTATTCCAGATGAACTTGATGTTGATGGCTTTAATTCCACATCCAAATTTCAGCCGTGCACTCCGCTTGGCGTTATGAAGATTTTTGATTCCATCGGTTACAATCTGGATGGCAAGAATGTGCTTGTATGTGGTCAGTCTGATATTGTGGGTCGTCCACTGGTCGATATGCTGATTAAGCGGCACTGTAATGTGATCTCTGTGAATAGTACAGGGAGCTACATGAAGAATACTGCTTACGTTACAAAACTAGCAAATGTTGTCATCTCTGCGGTTGGAAAACGCAATTTTATTTCTCATATAGATCTATTCAACACAGACATCTGCATTGACGTTGGCATTAACTACGACGAGAATAGCAAGCAACATGGAGACTGTGCTGATGAAGTTTATAAAATGAATAACATTAAAGTAACCCCTCGTATCGGTGGCGTTGGTCTGATGACCAGGGCGATGCTCTTATATAATGTGTGTGTGGCAAGGTATGGGGAAGAGAAGATGGAGAAGGTGATTGAATGAAAGAAGTCCCAATCTGGGAAAAAGCCACCCTGACAATAGAAGAAGCTGCAGCATATTCGAATATTGGTCAATGCAAACTTCGAGAAATGGCGGAAGAACAAAACTGTCCATTTGTGCTTTTTGTAGGCCGAAAACGTCTTATTAAACGTAAAGCTCTTGAAAAGTACATAGATCAGTCTTATTCGATTTGAAATTGGAGCTTTGGTGTGATATACTTATGGTGTCACATCAAGGCTCTTTATAATAATGTAAGGAGTCTATTATGGAAAGACGTAAAGATAACAAAGGTAGAGTTTTAAAAGAAGGTGAGAGCCAAAGAAAAGATGGCCTGTATCAATACCGCTGGACAGATAAATTTGGAAAACGGCATACTATGTACGCAAATGATTTAAAAGCACTTCGAGATAAAAAGAAACAAGCTTTAGAGTCTGGCGTGGAACAAGCCGATGTGATAATAACAATGTATGAGTTGATAAAACGATATGAAACTATTCACAAAAAATCACTTAAAGAAACTTCTGCTTATACACGAGGGCAATATCTTAGAAAAATAAAAAACGATTCATTTGGAGAAAAAAATATATCATCAATATCGACATTAGATGCGAAAGAATGGTTCTTATCTCTTAACGAAAATGGAATGAGCCAATGTGCTATCGGAAATATGAAAAATATAATTTCTCCTGCTTTTCAAATGGCCGTTGACGAGAATATGATTTCTTATAATCCGTTTTCATTTAGCTTGAATAAACTTATAAAGCCTACGAAAAAGAAAAAAATTCTATTGTCAGAAGAACAGTATAAAAAACTTATTGACTTTTCTAAAACGAGTAAAGTCTATAAGAAATATACGGATATGCTTATTATACTGCATGAAACAGGAGTTCGTGTTGGTGAGTTATGCGGAATAACAATTGATGACGTTGATTTAAAAAATAATTGTTTAAACATAACACATCAAATATCATATGTCCCAGGAATTGGAACATTTGTGCAAGAGCCAAAAAGTGAAAGCGGGAAAAGGAAAATCCCCCTTACTGATAGCGCAAGAGAAAGTTTCGAAAGGCTTATTTGTCAAAGAGAAGCATTAAATGATCCTGGTCCAGAGATGGATGGATATACGTCGTTCCTATTTTTGAAAAGAGGAACCCTTTCTCCAAAAGACAAAGATTCCGTCAAGTCAATTATTGAAAGTATGATTGGAGCATACCATAGAGAAACAGGCGACACTCTACCAAAGACGACACCACATACTTTTCGGCACATGTTCTGCACAAGACTGATTTCTGCTGGTATGAACGTTAAATCTGTTCAGTATTTAATGGGTCACGCTAATATACGAATGACGTTGGATGTATATGCGGAGTACAATCTACCTGTTACAGTTGACGATTTTTTAAGAATAGCAAATGGGTGAGCACTACACCAATTACTACACCAATTTTTCAAAAAATATATAAATGGGTATGACTTGGCATAAAAATGTAGAAACTTCGGTTAAGAAAAGTGAACGACGCATCGTGAAATATATCCATATATGAATTTATATTGTAATTTACACGCCGTTCCCTTATTTTGAACACATTTCCGGACTAGAATAAACCAGTATCTTCAAAAAGCGCTTTGCGCTGCCTTAGAAAGGAGCGTTGTGAACGTGATCGAAGTTTCTCATCTCACCAAACAGTATGGCAATCATCTTGCCGTGGACGATGTCTCGTTTACCGTGGCAGATGGCCAGATCTGTGGTCTGCTGGGGCCCAACGGCGCGGGCAAATCCACTATTATGAACATCCTCACCGGCTATCTCTCTGCCACCAGTGGGCAGGTGACGGTGGCAGGGC